TCGTCGCGTTCTTCAACTCCCGGGACAAGATCTACGAGGTCACCGGCATCGTGAGCTGGAAGGGCGAGGTCGACCAGATCTACCGGGCCGGCGGCGTCACCGCCGTGCACTGCCACACGGTGCGCGCGAACGACACGTTCATCTGGCGCCCGGGACAGATGGACCTCCCCCACCACGTCATCCACGCCAACGAATTCGGGCAGGAGGGCCTCGCCGGGACCGACGACCGGGGGCCGCTCACCGGCGTGTACGCGTACGCGGCGATGGCCGGCGGCGGCTACTCCCAGCCGGCCGTCCTCGGCCGGTCCGAGATCGCCCGGCACCGGTCCTTCGCGAAGACCGACAAGTTCTGGGGCCCGGGGTGGCCGGACGAGGGGCCGCACACGCCGGACATGTGGCGCAAGACGGCGATCCACCGGCTGTTCGACCTGGTGCCGCACTCCGCGGAGTACCTCGCCGCGTCGATGCGGGCGGCGGCAGCGGACGGCACCATGCCGGCGGTGACCGACGCGCCGGAGCGGAAGGAGATCGACGGCCCCGGCCCGGCACCCGGCGAGCCGGGGCACGCGGTGGCCGGGGAGGTGGAACCCGGGCCGCCCGGAGAGCACGCACCGGAGGCGGAGCCGGAACAGCCCCGCGCCGGGGCGGAGCCGGAGCCTGACCGCGGCGCGGAGCCGCCCGCGAGGTACACCCAGGCTGACAGGCGGGACGCGCTGGGCCGCATCCGCGCCGCGTTCCGGGAGTACGGCTTCGGCGGCGGCAGCGACGAACCGGTCCGGCTCGCGGTCCTCACCGGCCTGATGAACGGCGGCAGCCCGTCCGCCGGCTACCTGGACCCCGGCCGTCTCACCCCCGCCGCCGCCGTGCAGGCCGCCGGCCTGCTGGAAGACTGGCTCGCCGGCCTGTTCGAGGACCCCGGCCTCGGCTCGATCACGACGCAGATCACCGCATTTGCCCGGAAGGTGATAGAACAGGTCTCCTCTCACGAGCAGCAGGCGGGCTAGTGAGGGTGGAGGCGCTCGTGCTGCGGCGCGACGACGAGAAGTGCTTCCGATGCGGCCGCAGCGTCTACTCCTTCCCCCGCAGCTGCCACCACCGGCAGCTGCGGAGCGGAGGCGGCCCGGACGCCCCCCGGAACCGCATCACCGCGTGCGGCACCGGCACGACGGGCTGCCACGGGTGGATGCACCATCACCGCGGCGAGGCGGAGGCAGGCGGCTGGATCGTGTCCCGGTACCGGCTGCCGGAGCTGGTGCCGGCGCTGCACTGGCGGCTCGGCCCCGTGCTGCTGACCGACGACCTCCGGATGGTCCCGTGGCAGGAAGGAGCGACAGACGATGGCTAGGGAGAGGGCGAAGGCGCTGCAGGTGGCCCCGTTCCCGGAGGACCTGCACCGCCGGGTGAAGGCGGCGGCGGCGATGAAGGGGCTGACGCTGCAGCAGGCGGCAGTCGAGGCGCTGACCGCCTGGGTGGAGGCCAGCGACCCGCAGCCGCCGGCGGCGGCCTGGGTCGCGCCGGAGCAGGCAGACCCGGACTGGCCGCCGGCCCCCGGCGGGCAGCGCGCCGGCAGGTAAGCGGGCCTCCACTTGTGTATGGTAATTTTGGTGCCGGGAGAGGGCACGGCAACGGGAGAGGACCCGGGCATGAGCGAGAGCAAGCCGGAAAAAAGCGGGGACCACGCCGCCGGCCCGGAGGCGTGCGAGGAAGCGCTGACGGCGGTCTGCGGGCAGGTCGCGATCCTGAACCCGGGGTGGCCGGTGCACCGGGTGGAGGCGAAGGCGGCGGAACTGCTCGCCTCCTCCCCGCGTATCGCGCACTTCGCGTGCCGGGTGGCGGACGGCATGGACTGGGAACGCGGCCGGCTGGCCGACCGGGTCAGGGCCGCGCTGGCAGGCGAGAGGGACGAGCCGTACCAGGTGGGGTACGACTCGGAGGAGACAGGCGAAGCCTTCTCCGAATGGCTCGCCGTCGCGGAGATGGAGCCCGCGGGAACCGACGAGTACGTCCTCATGCGCATGAGCTTCACGGCCGGGATGAACGAAATCCTGGCCCGCATCGATGAATGGAAAGACGTTGCCGGGTGAGCCGGTGAGCGCCTGCGACCCGCACAGCCGCAAGGCCCGGGTACTGAACGCGCAGTGCGCCACCTGCATCTACCGCCCCGGCAACCTGATGCGCCTGTCCCCCGGCCGCCTGCGGCAGATGACGCAGGACGCGCTCCGGGAAGGCAGCCAGGGCATCATCTGCCACTCGACGCTGCCGTACGGGGACCACCCGGAGTCCGGCCCGGCGATCTGCGGCGGGTTCTGGGAGCTGCACGGCCACCGGAATAACTTCCTCCGCGTCATGGGCCGCATCGGCGGCATCGTCATGACCGACCCTCCGGGGGAGGAGGAGCCGTGAGCAAGCCTGACGGCCGCGAGCTGGTATGCGCCAGGTGCCGGCTCAAGGTCAACATCATCGGCGGCCCGGCCGGCACCGTCTTCCGCCACGCGGGCGCGCTGGACTCGCCGCTGGCCGGGCCGGGGCGCACCGGCCACGACCCGGTGCCGGTCGTGATGCCGTCCGGGTCGGCGATCCTGATGTGCGACTTCTGTGACGCCAGGCACCCGCCGTGGGCGATCCCGCTGCTGGAGCGCGCCGCGCTCACCATCGAGGTGGCCGGCGCGGGCACGCTGGACGTCACCGACGACGGCTGGTGGGCGGCGTGCGACGAGTGCCTGCCGCTGGTGGAAGGCCGGAAGATCCGCGCGCTGCGGGCGCGCTCGCTGGCAGGGCTGAGCCGGGTCACCGGCAGCGTGGCCCCGGAGGTGGCCGAGGCGCTGCGGCTGCGGCAGGCGGCGTTCTGGCTGGGCAAACCCGGCCCCGCGCTGCCCATGATCAGGGGCTGACCCGGTGGCGCTGTGGAACACGCTGGTGCCGGTCGTCGCGGACATCGAGGCCGGCAGCGGGCAGGAGGCCGTCCGCAAGCTGGCCGCCGCGCTCGACAAGGCCGGGTTCATCCCCTACGACCCGGACCGGGAGGGGGACGCGTTCGTGAACGACGAGGACGACGCCGAACCCGCCGGCCTGCCCGGGGACGACTGACGTGGGCTGGTACGAGCCGTCGCAGGACGACCTGCTCGCCGCGCTCCGCGGGCTGGTGGCCAAGTGGAAGCAGCGCGGCTACCTCGGCCAGCAGGACGTCGCCGCGCTCGCCGGGGACTTCGACGCGCTGGACGAGGCGCTGTCCGCCGGCGAGGACTACCCGGGGCCGTGGGCGGAGTACCGGCCGCTGCCGCCGGCGGCGGCGCCGCCCCGCGCCGTCGAGGACCTGCCGCCGCTGTAGACAGGGCAGCACCTCCGTACACAAGTGGGTATGGTGGGATGTCAACTGCCATCCGACGAAGGAACCCCCCTTGAACCGCATCTATAGCTGGGCGGCCGGGCTCACTGTCCTTGCCGTATCCGTGATCGCCGCAGTCGTGAGCTTCCAGCACATCCATACCCTCGCCCTGGCACACGGGTACACCCCGGGTACGGCCGACCTCCTGCCGTTCAGCGTGGACGGGCTCATCCTGTCCAGCTCGCTCGCGCTCATGGCCGGGGCCCGGCCGGGGCTCAGCCGCTCCGGGCTCGTACTCGGCGTGGCCGCCACGGTCGCCGCGAACGTCGCCTACGGAGCCCAGCACGGCGCGGTCGGCGCGCTGCTGTCCGCGTGGCCCGCCGTCGCGTTCATCCTGGCCAGCGAGATATTCATCGGCATGGTGCGGTCCGGCACCGGCAAGCCCGGGCCCGTACCCGGGGGCCCGGCTGTACCCGCCGTACCCGAGAACCCCGTACCCGAGAACCCCGTATCCGGGGAGCCCGTACCCGGGAAGCCCGTACCCGCGTTCGCAGGGCTGAACGGCCACCGTAAGAAGGCAGAGAAGATGTTCTCCGTCGACCTGGCGGAAGGGTCCGTGCCGGGTATCCGCCGCATCCGGGACGAGATGCGGGTAGGCCAGCCCAAGGCCCAGCAGATACAGGCGTACCTGCGCACCCTGACCAGCAGCAACTAGGCGCCCGCCCGGACCGCGCATCGCGCGCCGGATACACAAGTGTGAGGTATTGTGAGAGGTGAGAGGGCAACGCGAGAGAGAGGGGACCTCCCACTATGAGCACCACACGGCATTACGGCGCGAGCAGGCAGCCGTCCGCCGGGGACCGGGAACGGCTGCGCCGGCTGCGCGACCGGCACCAGCTCCCGGAGCGCGGCACAAGCGCGTCCTCGGACAGGATGCTGGACTCCGTCGAGCAGATCGTCACCGCCGGCACCGGCATGCGGTACGAGGTCAACAAGCTCGCCGACTGGATGGCCCGGCAGCCGCTCCGCACCGAGGCCGCCAGGATCGAGGACTGGGCGGGCTGGGCGCCGGACCTGCTGGACGAGATCGCCGACGACGTGCTGATGCGCGGGCACAGCCCGGAGCGCTCCGCGATCCGGCATTCCACCACCCCGCAGACGGTCGGGGACATCGTGGCGGAGGCCAGGGGCGCGCTCCGCCGGAGCAGGAAGCCGTCATGGCGATAAGCGACATCGACCCCGCCGCCCCGTCCGGCATCCAGATCGCGATGATCGCCGACGAGTTCGACGCCGCCGGGACGGGTTACGACAGCTCCGCGACGCTGGCGTCCCAGGCGTTCCACGCCGGCCACCGGGCGGCGCTGCACCACCTCACCGTCAGGCTCGCCGGCAGCAAGGTCGCGGTCACCGACGAGACGGTGCAGACGTTCCTCGCGGAGCACGGCATCGGGGTCACCAGCGACGACGGGCTGTGGGCACGGGAGAGGGGAATCTGAGATGACGGTCAGCGAAGGCCAGCGCGTGGTGGACGCCGCCTACGGCCGGCGCGGCACCGTGCTCCGCGTCATGCCGGAGGGTGCGTCGCCTGAGACGCTGGTGAGGTGGGACGGCGGCGGCACCGACTGGCTGTTCGGCCGCACGGAACTCACGCCGGACAGAGAGGCAGGCGAGTGATGGACGCGGCACTGGGACGCAGGGTGCTCGGCGCGATCGAGGACGACGCCGCATTCGACATGGACCAGTGGGTGCAGGGGCGCATCCCGGGCCAGCAGCTCATCACCCGGCACACCTGCGGCACCCGGGCGTGCCTCGCCGGGTGGGCGCTGCTGGAAGCCGGCTACGCCTACGACACCCACTACCAGGTTTGGATCGCGCCGGACGGCGGCAGGATGGCCAACCCGGTCTTCGTGGAGGCCCGCATGCTCCTCCGGCTCACCGACGGCGAGTACCACGGTGACGGCGAGGCCGAGCTGTTCTTCGATGACAGCCCGGAGCCGGCGGTGCGGCAGCGGTTCCGCGCGCTGGTGGAAGCAGCCGAGCGGAAGGCGCGGGGCGGGTGAGCGCGAGCGTGCAGTACCGGGCCCGCGACGGCGGGACCTTCTCCCACCGCAGCATGGAGGCGGCGTTCGCGGGCCACCGGCAGGCCGGGCTGATCAGGGAGTGGCGGCGGGTCCGCGAGGACGAGTCCGGTACCCGGGAGGTGCCGCTGTATGTCGTCACCCTCGCCGGCGGCCGGGAGGTCGACCTGGCCGGCCCGTGGGAGGCGCAGGCGTTCCTGGCGGGGATCGCCGCATGCCGGCAGGCGGTGCACGGGGGAGGGCCGCCGCGGTGAGCGAGCGTGACCGGTGGACCGCGAACCCGCCGTGGACCGTCCCGGCGCGCTGCGCCGGGTGCGGTGAGCTGATCACCCGGGACAAGGCGGGCCGGCTGCGCCTCGTCCGGGCGGGGGCCGGCAGCCCGGAGTCCTGCCCCGGCAGCGAGGACGGCCGGCACTCCGTCCCGGCGCCGTAGGATCGGCGCGGGGGCTCCGCCCCGGGGGTATGAGCCAGCCCGGCCGGGTAGCTCAGCCGGTACCCCCCGGGGCGGAGTTCCGTGCCCGGGGAGAAAACGGACTTAACAGCTGATAACAGCAATCAGCCGTGCTCAGGGGGCCGGCGGCGGGCGGGGAGGCGACGGCCGGGGGTGAGAGCGGGCCGGCGGGGCGGGGGCCGGGGGACGGGGCGGGGTGCGGCCGGGGCGGGGCGGGCCGGTACCGCCGGCGGGACGGAACCCCCGGTCCGGTGTCCCCCGCCGCGGGGGGAGGGTCAGCCGTTGACAGGGGGCTCTCCGCCCTGCCGGGGGACGCTGGCTGCGGGGGCGGCGTGCGCCGGCGTTTTCGCCGCGGTGACCGCCGGGTAGTCCGGTTTCGCGGCGACGAGCAGCAGCCAGCCGGCCTGCGGGACGTAATGCTCGGCTACCCGCACCGCCAGGTACCAGCCGGCGGTGAACGCGGTGGTGAGGACCTCCGTCAAAGGCGAGGTCAGCGACGTGTCCAGGCCGAGGCCCTGGTTGACGCCCCAGGTGATGAGGAACCCGGCGGCGAGCGCCGCCCAGGTCCTGGTGACGGACACGGCGAGGGGGGTGAGCATGAGGGGGGTCCTAACCGGTGGTGGTGGTGAACGCGGTGACGGCCCAGGTGCCGGCGTGGCTGCCGTCGTGTTCCATCGCCCGGACCATCGCGTCCAGGTGCGAGCCGCGGGGCAGGGAGCCGAACTGGACGGTCTCCGTCACCGCCGTCTTGGCCGCGTACCGGGGGTAGGTCGGGAGGTCCCGGCCGCCCTGCCGGATGGTGACCTGGTACCTGCCGACGGCGGCGGCTCCCGGCGGGCCGTCAGGGGACTGCCAGGTGAGCTTCACCGACGACGGGCCGGCGCCGGCGACGGCCAGGCCGCGGACCGGGTAGAAGTGCCAGCCGGCCGGCGGCGGGGCCTGCGGCCCGGCGCGGTGCGGCCAGCCGTCGTCGTAGACGGCCGACACGTCCCAGCCGCTGGTGCTTGCCCACTGCGTCGCGGCGCACGCCGCGGCAGGCGTGCCGGGGGCGGCGACCAGGTGCGCGCTGCCGGTGTAGTCGGCGCACCAGATGTCATAGTCGCGGGTGAGGAGGAGGTTGCCGGTGGCCTTCCGGACGGCGGGGATGACCGACCGGGAGCAGTACACGGTGGGCCGGCAGTAGCCGGCGGCGTGCCGCATCCGCACCCACTGCGCCGCCTGGGCGGGGGTGGCGTCGCCGGTCTCGCAGTCGATCACGTCGCCCGCGTTGGTGGAGGAGTGCACGGCGATGGCCACGCGGACGGCGTGGGGGAACAGGTCCCGCTGCTCGGCCGTCCACGCGAAGTGGCCGTCGATGTAGCAGCCGACCATCGCGGCGTCGGGGAAGCGGGCGCGGATCCCGGCGGCAAGCGAGTTGATGCCGTCGTACATGGTTCTGGTCACGGGCGGTTCCGCCTCTCGGACTGCTGTCCGGTCTATCCTGACCGTATCAGTATGTGACGCGGGGCTGACGGAGGGAAACTCCCGTGACCGTGGGCGACGCCGTCGCCGTGATGGGGGTGCTGGCCGCCGTGACGGGCACCGTCGTCGCGTTCCTCGCCTACCGGGCCGGGGGCCGCGCCGACCGGAAGAAGGACATGACCGACGGCCGGCGGCAGGCGATCAGCGAGGCGCTGCACCCGCTCACCACGCAGGTGACGCTGCTCGCCGACCAGGTGAAGCGGATGGGGGACAGCCAGCATGAACTGGCCGAGAACATGTCGCGGCAGGACCGCGACATGGCGGAGACACGCGCGAAGGTCGACATGTTCTGGGCGGTGCTCGGCAAGGAGGCAGCCCGGAACCTGCACGCCCCGCACCCCGGCCGGCTCGCCCTGGACCGGCTGCTGGAGAAGTTCACGGCGTTCGCGGACGGCGACGGGCCCGCGATGACGGCAGCCGAGCTGGCCGAACTCCGCGCCAGCCTGCAGTACATCACCGGGCTGCCCGAGGGCGGGGAGCCGGGCTTCCCCGTCTTGGAGGGAGACCGGGTGTGGGCGTCGATCCTGCTGGCCAGCCTCGGCATGATGCAGGGGGGCGACAGCCATGCCAGGCCCTAGGCGGGACCCGCAGGAGGACAGCGAGTCGCTGCTGGCACGCCGCGCGTTCACCACGGTCACCCGGCTGGAGAAGGCCGTCCGCCGGTACCGGCTCATCGTGTGGGCGCTGATCTCCGCGTTCGTGCTGCTCGCCGTCGGCGGCGTGCTGCTGTGGCAGAACATCGAGAGCGTCCACGGCGTGACCGTCCGGACCTGCCAGGCGGGCAACACCTACCGGTCGGAGCAGACCGCCATCTGGGACGGGTTCGTCCGGCTGCTGCTCAAGCCCGCGCAGCCCACCGCCCGGCAGACCAAAACGGCGGAGGACTTCATCAGGGTGCTGTCCGGTGACCCGGCCGTGCAGAAGCAGGGCGCCGCCGCGCTGCTGGCCGTGCTCAGCGAGGGCGCCACCGACCCGGAAACGCTGTCCAGGGCCAGGCAGTTCATCGCGTTCGTGGAGCAGGTCAACGCGGCCCGCGACTGCACCGCCGTCACCCGCGCCGCCGCCGCCGGCGGCTAGGTATTCCCGGCCCACAGCAGCGACAGCGCGTTGTGGAAGTCGAACGTGGCCGCGCCGGTGCCGTTCTGCCCGCCCTGCTGCACCGTCCCGTAGTACACCCCGGCGACGGTGTTGAGGTAGGCGAGGGCCTGCAGCGCCCACGCCGCGTCCGACTGGCCGCCCGGGTTGCCCGGGTTCGGCGTATCGGAGTACCCCAGCGACACCAGCACGGTGAGCCCGTCGCCCTGCCCGTTGACCTCGGTGGACAGGTTGACTGACCGCTGGCACAGGTTGCGGAACGCCACCGCCAGGTCCGTCAGGGTCTGGTCGATGTCCTGCTTGTTCGACTGCGCGCCTACGCTCACGGGCCGATCCTCTCCAGAGTGCTGCCGAATCCGCGGCAGTTCGCGCCGGGTGTCGCGCCGCCCCACTGCCCCTGCAGCGCGATGGTGGTGGCCGCCGTCGTGTCCACCGCGGTGTCTCCCTGCCCGCCGGCCAGCGCCAGCGAGTTGGGCTGCCCGCCGGTGAGCAGGTTGCCCAGGTTGGTGGCGGCCGCCATCGTGCCGTGGTAGAGGGCGATGTCGCCTGCCAGGAACGTGTCGATCACGCCGCCGGACCCGGCCGTCTTGACCAGCAGCGCCGCTTCCAGCTTCCACTCGAACGACAGCGCCAGCGCGTTCGCCAGGTACGACGCCCCGATCGAGCAGGCGGCCAGCGGGGTGCCCGACGCGGCGTTCATCCCGTACGCGGCGACCGACCACGTGTACACCGCGGAGGTGGACGTGCCGACGAGCAGGTCGCCCCACGCCGACAGCCGGTAGACGGAGTTCGCGGCCGGGTCGCCGCCGGGGATCGTGTACGCCCGGGTCAGGTTCGCGAACGACGTGGTGGTCGCCGACATCGCCGTCGCCGGCACGTCGGTGCCGACGACGGCGGCGGCCCGGCCGGCCAGGCCGCCGACGCGGGAGGCCAGGTAGTTGACCTGCGCCTGGAGGGTCTGCAGGTCGGTCATGCCGGCGCCGCCGGCGCGAGGATCGTCATCACGCTGCCGAAGTCGTCCTTCCACGACTGGTACGGGGTGATCTCCAGCGTCCCCGCGGTCGCGTCGTATTTCACCTGCCCGACCGGGAAGACGACCGGCGGCCACGGGTACACCTCGCCGCCGTACGGGCCGTCCGCGAGGACGAGCTGCACCACCTCCCCGGCATGCTCGCATGCCAGGTCGACCGGCACCCCGCCCGTCGTCTGGTACTGGCCGGGGGACGCGGTGATCGCCGCCGCGTACGACGCCGACTGGTACTTGGCGAGCGCCTGCTGCCCCAGCGCCAGCGCCGCCGCGCCGGTCAGCACCCCCGAGGAGGTGACGTCCCAGAACTGCTCCATCCGGTCGTGGCGGGCGATCGAGTCCGGCAGCACGGGGATCTGGAACGAGGTGGCCGCGGCCGTGTTGCCGGTGTCGGCCTTCGACTGGTACTTGACGTACAGGCCGTTCACGTAGCCGGCGAGGGTGCGGGCCTGCGGCACGCTCGTCACCAGCATCCGCGTCGGCACCGCGGGAACGGGCACCATGTCCACCTGCCAGCCGGCCTGCACCCGGTGCACCCGCCAGGTGGTGGACTGCGTCTGGGTGAACTGGTTCATCGCGTCGGTCACCGTCACCGTCCCCGAGTCCTGCGGCTGCGCGGTGTACCCGCCCGTGAGGGAGCCGGAGGTCCACCGCAGCCCGCGGTTCGCCGCGCGGGCGACCACGCTGCCCGGCGTCCACGTCACCCAGTCGGCCCGGTAGTAGTTGCCGAGCACGCCCATCCCGTCCGCGGTGATGCTCCACCCGCCGTCGCCGGGCGCGGGCTCCAGCATCCGCCCCTCCCACACCGTGCTGAACCCGCGGTACACGTACACCCGGCGGCCGGGGGAGAGCGCCTCGTGCCGGGTGTCCGGGTCCGCGTCCAGCTGGCAGGACAAGGCGGCCGGCCCGCCCGGCATCGTGTCGGTCCACGTCAGCTGCTCGACGGCGCCGATGTGCCCCAGGTAGTACAGGCCGGTCCCGTCGACCCGGGCCGTCGCGACGACCGGCTGGGACTCGTCCATCTATGGCAGCCTCTCGAAGTTCAGCCGCGCAAACTCCCCGAACATCACAGCCGCTGCGGCGTCATATGCCCGCGCCGCCTCAACCTCATCGGTGAAGTAGCCCAGGTGATATTGCTTGCCGTCGAGCCTGATGTTCGCCTGCCACCGCCCCGAACGCTTGTACCAGAAAACACCCTTGAAGCGGGACGAGCAGCGGGCGGCTTGTTTCCGCCTGTTCATCTGCTGCTGTCGCGGCGCAGCCGCCCGGAGATTCGACCTCTGGTTGTTCAGCCCATCGCCGTTGATGTGATCGGCACGCGGAATCCCCATGATCATCGCGTGCATCCGCACCACCCTCTCGCGGCCCGTCTTTGCGTAATCCGGGTGATTACCCCGGTCAAGACGCCAGCGGTGCCCCGCCAGCATCTCATAGTCCTCGTCATCGACCATCGCATACAGGCCCGCGCCAATCCGGCCGACCAGCGGTATCCGCACCATGGTATCCACGGTACTAACTCAGGCGCTCGTGCCACCAGCGCGGCCAGTAGTCACCCTCCAGGCCGGGCATGCCGGTCGGCGAGTAGACGGTGAACACGTTGTCGCCCGGCAGCAGCCGCATCGGGCCGCCGGACATGAACGTGTTGGCCGCCACCGACACGGCCGCCGACCTGTCGGTCATCGTGCCGAGCACCAGCCCGAGGTCCCGCGACAGGTCGGGTGCGTCGAAGTAGTAGTCCGTGTACCCGGAGCCGGGCAGGTTCACCACGATCAGCTGCCCCTGCGTGTCGATCAGCAGCAGGTCCAGGAACCGGTCGGCGCTGTTCCCCGAGTTCACCGCGACGGTGAAATAGGAGTCGGTGTTCTCCGCCGGCATGTCCTTCAACGGCAGCGTCACCTCGCCCAGCCACAGCATCCCGTTCGGCACGTTCGCCGGGGCCGCCGGCTGCGCCAGCGCCACCGCCGACACCGCGCCGCCGGCCGCCTCGTGCTGCCGGACCGTCGCCGTCACCGTCCGGTTCGCCGTCCCGTTCCACGAGAAGTTCACCAGCAGCAGCGAGTAGGTGCCCTGGTACCGGGCGGGCTGCCCGTCGGCGGCGTCCACCGTGTACTCCCGGCCGTCCGGCGGGTCCTGCCCGGCGCCGACCGGGACCACCGCCTTCGCCCGGATGCCGGAACGCGGTGACAGCTTGTGCACCAGCGCGCACGGGAACGTCTGCTTCGCCGTGAAGGTGGTGATGATCATCTTGATCATGCCGTTCGCGCCGGCGCTGCCGGGGTGCGCGTTGACCGACCCGGAGGTGGCCCCGCCGCCGCCGCCGCCGGGGAAGTACCCGGTCGCCGCCGTGTTGCCCGCCGAGCCCTGCCCGCCCTGCACGCCCAGCGCCCCGGTGTTGCCGCCGGCGCCGCCGGCCGGGGACCCGCCGGCCGCGCCGGCGCCGCCGTCGGACGCCGCGCCGCCGCCGCCGCCGGCCCACAGCAGCGTCCCCGGGGACGTGCCGGCGCCGCCGTTCCCGCCGTCGAAATGATGCGCGTTGGACGAGCCGGTGCCCTTGTTCGTGCCGGCCGGCGCGTCCACGTTGTCGGCGGTCAGCTCGTTCAGGCCGCCGCCGCCGCCGTTCGCGGTCACCGTCGCCGACAGCCCGGCGAACGTGCTGTCGCCGCCGGCGCCGCCGTTCGACCCGGACTGGGCGGGCACCCCGCCCTTCCCGATCACGTAGGCGTGGCCGGCACCCGGGTTGAGGTCCAGGTTCGTCTCCCACGCGATCTCGCCGCCGCCGCCGCCCTGCGCCGACACGTTGCTCGGCGCGGTCGACCCGCCGGCGCCGCCGGCGCCGACGCCGATCACGGTGGCCTGCACCGCCCGGGACAGGTAGATGTCGTCGAAGTAGTGGATCTCCGACGTCGCGGGGGTCGCGGTCGTGATCAGCATCCGGCAGAACGCCGCGTTCGCCGGGGCGGTCACCCGCCCGTTGATCTGCGTCCACGAGCCGGAGGAGTCCGTCACCGCGGACAGGGCCTGCGTGCCGGTCGACGTGCCGCCGGAGTTGTAGAACTCCGCGGCGACGGTGATGCTCCGGCCGGTCGACCCGGCCCGCGCCCACGTCCGCAGCGCGATCCGGTCGCCCGGCTGGCACGGCACCCCCGCCGAGCTGATGACGGACGCCGGGCAGGACGCGATCACCGCACTGGTCCCGCCGGACGCGGGCACGACCCTGATCGCGTGCGTGCCGGAGTGCGCGAGCGTCGTCGAGTTCGTCACCGTCGCGTTCGCGGCCGCCCCGTCCGACCCCGTCCACGTCCCGGTCGTGCCGCGTTCGCCGTCCGCCGTGTCGCCGTACAGCCAGTTCGGGTTCTCCGCCGGCGCCGTGTACGTCAGCGCGGCGCCCGGCGCGCCCTGCAGCGTGACCGTCTGCGTGGCCGGGACGAGCTGCTGGAAGCCGAGCTGCAGGTGCAGGTTCAGCGGCGTCGGCGCGGTGCCCTCGATGCCGTACAGCAGGTAGTCCCCGCCGCGGTCGGACGCGGGCCGGCGCGGCGCCGCCGTCGGCGTGGCGATCAGCCCGGCCAGGTACCCGGTGTGCCGGAGCACGGTGAACTTCCCGGACGTCAGCGTCCGCACGTCCGACCACGCCTTGACGGAGTACGCCACGACGTTGGAGTAGGTGAACGCGCTGCTGCCCTGCGGGACCGGCAGCGACACCCGGTTCCACACCGGCCAGTTATTGTTCGAGCTGGCCCTGCACACCTGCTGCACGGAGAACGTCAGCGTCCGCGACAGGTTGTCCCGCAGGATCACCACGAAATGCACCAGGCCGGACTTCCAGCCGCGGTACCGCTCGTTGGTGTCGGCACCCAGCCCGAACCAGAACGTGACCTTGTTCAGCCCGGTGATGTTCTCCGCCGGCGACAGGGTGTGGGTGTACAGCAGCGGCGACTTGTCGTCGGACAGGTCGTGGTGCCAGCGGGCCGACGCCGTGCCGTACGCCGTGACCGGCGACGTCGTCCACCACGTGCCCTGCGTGGTGGTGGAGAACGACGTGTAGTCGTCCACCACGTTCTGCGCGAGCGGCGGCGTCACGCCCGCGACCGGCGAGTCGAAGTTCAGCGACGACAGGGTGTCGGACCGGCCGAACGGCATCGCGTCGAACGTGACCGACAGCTCGGAGACGAGCTGCCGTTCCTGCTTGATGTCGTAGGAGATGGTCGACGCCTTCGCCTTCCAGCATTCGAACACCGTGTTCAGCGTGCCGTCGGAGCCGTCCGGCGCCCACACCAGGTCGAAGGAGTCCGCGCTGACCGCCTGCATCAGCGCCTCCCGCGCCCCGGCCAGGGTCAGCCTGTCCGCGGCCGGGCTGCCGGTCGACGGCACGATGATCACCAGCGGCAGCGTCAGCGTCCGGTTGGAGTACCGCCACCCGAACGGCCGCTCCCCGTCGCCCGTCAGCGTGGCCACGAAATCCACCACCGGCTGCGGCGACCCGAAGTCGTAGGCGTTGCCGAGCCGGAAGACCGCCCCGGCGCACATCGTGAGCTGCGAGGGGACGCCGCCGCCGAGCAGCTCGAACAGGTTGCACAGCCTCAGCGAATCGGCCACGTCTCAGCTCCCCGCGTTCAGGTACGGCTGCCCCGGCCAGCCGAGCGCCAGCTCAGAAGCGCCCGGCACCGGGTCCGGGAGCGGGGCCACCTCGTCGATCGTCGCCGTGCCGTCCGGCGGCACCCAGCCCGGCCCCTCGTAGGTGAAGGAGGCGAGCTGCGCGGCCAGCCCGCTGCCCAGCGTGATCACGTCCGGGATCACCCCGTCCCGCCCGTTCCACACCGCGAGGGAGTACCTCCCGTCGTCCGTCGTGTACGTCAGCATCGAGTACGCGCCGTCGTACCTCACCGGCCCGCCCCCCGCCGCGCGTTCTGCATCTCCAGGCCCCGCGCGCCGCTGACCGCCGCCGCCACCCCGCCGGCCGTCCGCGCGGGCTGCGCTTCCAGCAGCGCGTTGGTGCGGCGCTGCTCCGCGACCAGCGCCGCCATCGTGGCCTGCGACACCACGTGCTCCTGCGACCCGCCCTCCCCGAACGTGTACCGCCGGCCGGACGCGCCGATCCCCACAATCGGCTCGGTGATCGGCCCGCCGTCGTAGTAGCCGTGCCCGGAGCCGAGCGCGCCGAGCGACGGCCCGTACACGTGCCGGGCGTAGTTCACCGCCGCCGCCACGTTCGCGAGCGGGTCGTAGATGTTACTGGACGTGCCGGCCACGTGGTACGCGGCGAACGTGGACCCGATGACCTGCATCAGCCCGCGGCTGGGGTCGCCGCGCTTGGCGTTGATGTCCCAGTTGTTGATCGCGTTGGGGTTGCCGGCCGACTCGGTCTGCATCTGGTACAGGATGCGGGACGCCAGGCCGGCGGACATGTGCAGCAGCGACAGCGCCTGCAGCACGATGCCCCGCCACCGCGCCACGCCCGACCCGACGTTCGGCACGCTCCCCGCGCTGTAGCCCCCGCCGCCCTGGCCGCTGCCCGACCCGATCAGCCAGCCGGCCATGTCCTTGACGATCGCCTTGGGCGCGGCGGTCAGGATCCGCGCGATGTCGCCGACCGCCCCCGGGTACGACTTGCCCGCGATGAGCTGGGTGACCGCGTTGACCAGCGCCGTGGTGTTCCCGGTCGCTATCGCCGCCGCGATCTTCCCGGTGTCCACGGCCTTGCCGATCACGCCCTTCGCCGCGCCGATCACGCTCTTGGCCGCCCCGGTGATGCTGCTGACCGGGTTCGGGATGCCGCCCGCCGCGTAGCCGGGCACGCCGACCGCCGAGAACGCGGGGGCCAGCACCCTGGAGTGCGCCGCGGACACGATCGTCTCACCGCGCGACACGCGTGCCAGCACGTCGTCGGCGGTGCCGTGCGTGCCCGCGAAGATCCTCCCCGGGCTGCCGCCGGCCGCCCAGCCCGCCACGACCGGGACCTTGATCGGCTTGCCGAGCCCGAGCGCGCTGGTGATGTTGTCGAACCCGGTGCCCAGCGGGTCGAACACCTTCTGGAACAGCCACTTGACGGGGGCCAGCACGATGTTCTGGATCTTCTGCCATGCCTGCCCGATCCTGCCCGCCGCGGTGTCGAACCACGACGGCAGCGTCCTGGTGAAGAAGTCCCGCACCGGGTTCCACACGTGCCCGGTCAGCCACGCCCAGGACGCGGAGAACAGGTTCTGCCACGGGACGACGAACCGGGACCGGACGAAGTTCACGGCGGTGCCCAGCCACTGCGGCAGCGTCCTGGTGAAGAAGTTGAAGACGGGGGTCCACACGCTGGCCAGCAGCCACCGCCACGACGCCGACAGCAGGTTCTGCCACGGCACCACGAACCGGGACCGCACGAACCGGACGGCAGCGTCGAACCAGCTCGGGAGGGTGCGGGTGAACAGGTTGAACACCGGCGTCCACACGCTGGCCAGCAGCCACCGCCAGGAGGAGACGAGGAGGTTCTGCCACGGCCTCACGAACACGTTCAGCACGAACCGGGCCGCCGCGCCCAGCCACGCCGGGAAGGTGCGGGTGAAGAAATTGAACACCGGCGTCCACACGTTGGACAGCAGCCACCGCCAGCCCGCCGTGAACGTGTTCTGGATCGTCCCCCAGTGCTTGTAGATGACCGCGGCGGCAATGCCGACCGGGCCGCCCAGGTAGCCGGCAATGTACGGCCAGTTGGCCTTCAGCCAGTTCAGCACCAGCCCGGCCGCGTGCGGGATGGTGTTGGTGAAGAAGTTGATCATCGGCGCGACGGCACCGCCGTAGATGGCGTGCCACGCCGCGACCAGGAAACGCTGCACCGCACCCCAGTGCGTGATGATCAGCACCGCGGCGATGGCGATGCCGGCGGCGATCGCGACGAACGGGATGGTGTCCATCGATATCCCGAGCGCGATCGCCGCGGCCTTCGCCACGTCGAACGCCCTGCTGAGCACGTTGACCGCCGCCGCGACCTTCACCGCGACCAGCAGCCCGCCGATGACCGGGATCAGGATCGGGAACCGGTTCACGAGCTGCGCCGTGAGCGTCGCCAACTGCCCGATCGCGGGCAGCAGCGGGGCCAGCGCGACCAGCATCTTCCCGAACGCGCCCGCCGACACGCCCGCCCCGGTCCCCACCTGCGTGAGGAACCCGCCGACGCCCGTCCTCACGAACCCGATGAACGCGTCCAGCACGTGCTGCACGGCGGGCTGCACCCGCTGCATCAGCGCCGTCATCTGCGGCAGCAGGGTGCCCACCAGCCGGAGGAAGAAGTTCGTCAGCACCGGCACGTACGGGGCCGCCGCCGCGAAGAACGCGGTGAACAGCGCCCGGTGCCCGGCGATCCACGTCCCTGTTGCCTGCAGTGCCCGGGAGAACGCCTCCAGGATGCCGCTGTTCTTCAGCGACACCGTCAGCGTCGCGATCAGCGTGTCCCGCACCCCGCGCGCCGCGCCGGTCACCCGCGCGTACGCCGCCGCCTGCTGGTTCAGCACCGCGAGCTGCTTCTGCAGGTCGGCGATCTGCTGCTTCTGGTCGCCGCTGGGGTTCTTCACCGTCAGCAGCTTGTCCAGCTGCGTCTGGACCGTCTTCCTCTGCTTGTCGATGGAGGAGATGATGCCCGCGACGAGCGCCACCCCGATGCCGACGCCGGCGGCCGCCGCGCCCAGCGCGATGCCCGCCGGGCCGACCGCCAGCGCCGCGCCGACCGCCGCGGTGATCAGCGTCCGCTTCACCGTGATGTTCTTCGCCGCCGAGCTGGCGAACTTCTCCCCGAAGCTCTTGCCGCCCGACTCTCCGCCGTCACCCGCGCCGCCCCCCAGCGCCCGCCCCGCGATCCGCCCGATACCGCCCCAGTCGATGCCCAGGAAACCCCGGCGGGTACGCTCCGGCGCTTCCTTGGCCGCCGTGTCGCCCGCCGACGACCCCAGCGCCTTGCCCACCACGCCGCCGAGCGATTCCCAGTTCGCCCGCAGGAAATCACTGCGCATAGCGGCGGACGACTCCCTGCCCGCCGCGCTCCCCAGGTCACCGCCGATCCGCTTCCCGGCCCCGGTAGCGTCAACCTTCTTGAGGCTGTCGCCGATGTCCTTGACGAGGGCATCCTTGTTGACCTTGAGGTCGATGTTCGCGGAACCGGAGGAGCCCTTAGCCCCCTCCTCGATGTCCTTCTTGAGCTGCCGGCTGTCCACCCGCAGCCGGAGATACACGTCGGCCACTGACCCGGTCGCCATCAGGTGTCACCTCCGGCCTGCGCTAGGAACTGCTCCACCGTCATCCTGCGTGCCGCCCCGGCGGCCTCCGGTGCCGGCGGTTCCCGCAGGAACTCCCGCAGCGCCTCGGACGGGGGCCGGTAGTCCTCCATGCCCTCGCAGCCCTGCCCGCGCGCGACCAGCGCGAGGAGGTGCAGCTGGTCCTGCCGGTCCGCCAGCCGCCCCCAGGTCACCTCCGCCGCGTCGCACAGCTCGCTCAGGCCGGCTTCCGCTTGGTCTTGGCCGCCTGCTTCCGCACCGTCCGGCTCTGCGGCGCGAACTCGACTTCGCCGTCCGAGCCGGCGGCCGCGGCCAGCGAGATGATCTCCAACCTCCGCCCGTCCGTCGCCGTACGCCCACCGGAGGAGGACGACGACGGCTGCGTAGGGCGCCCGGCTTCCCCGCCGAGTTCAGCCTCTATCGCCTCCTGGACGTCCAGCATGATCTCCAGCAGGACGTCCGCGTCGGTGTCGTGCTGCTTCAGGTGCGCGCGGAACCGCTGGTACTCGCCGCCCTGCATCACCAGCTTGAAGAACTGCGAGAAGAACGCGGCGCCGGCCGGGGAGTTGATGTCTTCCTGCGTCTGCAGGGCGCTGTCCGCGAACTCCGACCACGCCAGCGTCGCGTCCGCGTTCATCACCATCCGGGCGGTGAACGACTCGCCGTCCAGCTTGAAGGCGTGCTCCGCTACCCGCGGCGCGGCGCCGCTGCCGTCCTCGTTCTTGGGCTTGCTCGCGAAATCACGCATTGCTATGGCATCCCCGCTATTTCGACATCAGTCGTCCTTGTGATTGCCGCGCTTACGGCGCCGCTGTCCACGTTGGTGATGGTCCCCGTGACGGTGGCGGTGCACTCGAAATGCCACCCGGGCAACTGCTCCCAGCCAACGAAATCGCTGGGGTCGCCCCACGTGGCGAACCCCAGAGCGCTATCGACTACCTTGTCCGCGTTGGGCCGGAACCACCCGAGATCTTCCGAATCGAAGAAGGCCTGGCCCGTCCAGTAGGTGGTGGGAGAGCCCCCGGACGGGGAGTACACAACCGCCGTGTAGGTTGCGCTGGCCAGGTCCCATCGGTAGTGACACGGCCTGTAGCCGTTGGATGTGGGGAGATCCGCCTCACTGAACGAGAGCTGTAGATCGCGCGGCAGACCATCAGCGCCCAGCACTGGGGAGCTGATGGATCCAGACAACGTGGACATCTTTTTTTCTACGACCTGTTCGGGTTGGACGTGGACATGATGACCTTGAACAGCTTCAGGCCGGTGAAGGGCTTCTCCAGCGAGAAGTCCAGCGCCAGCGTGGCGTTGTTCGCGCCCTTCTGCCGCTGGATCGTCATGTCGCCGGACTGGAAGCACTGCCGGAAGATCCACCGCTCCGAGGCGTCCTCAGCCTGCCAGCCGAGCATCCGGCGGGTTTCGGTGCCCAGGTCCGGCGGCTCGATGGTGGCGACGCCGCCGGCCGTAACGACCGCCCCGTTGGGTGCGTTCATCGCCCGCATCAGGTTCGTGGCCGTGATCTCCGCCAGCGCGAACGTCAGGTCCGAGCTGCGGCCGGTCGTCTGAATCGACACGTTGTCCAGTTCCTCGGCGACGGTGACGTTGCCGGTGGCGATCGTGTACTTGAACGTGCTGCCCTGGTCGGTGTACCCCAGCGCGGTCCACGGATTCGGTGATAGGGATGTCCACGCCGTGACCAGGTCGGTGGGCTCCGTGCCGTTCAGGTTGTTGATGTACAAGGTGCCGGGGCCGAGCGACAGGTTAGCCGGTGTTCCGCGTGCCATCGTTACTCCTTCCCTGCCGACTCGTCGGCGTTGGCGTCAGCCTGCGGCTGCTGGTCAGGACCGGCGGCAGGCGGCGCCTGCGGTGCGGGGGGCTGCGGCGGCGGAAGCCGGTCCTCGAACGCGGCGGGCACCTTCAGCTTGCCGCCCCACTCCGGCAGCAGCCCGCCCGGCGGTACCCGGTCGCCCTTGCGGAACGCCGCCCCCGGCATCACACCCGCCTCCGGGTTGTAGATGAACAGGTCCTCCGTGGCCTCGTAGAACGGGGGCACGAACTCGTCGTCCGGCTCCGGTGCAGCCGGCGGCTGCTTCGCCCTTGCCATGTCTGGCCTCCTCAGCCGTTGGTCGCGCGGTACACGCCGACGTTCGTCGCGGTGAGCGTGCCCGTCCACGTGATGTGGACCTGGCCGTCGCTGGGGTCGGCGAACTCCGCCGCCGGGAACGGGCCGAAGATCCGGTCGGAGCTGACCGGGATCGCGGCGCCGCCGTTCAGCACCAGGCTGGATTTGCCGACGCCGTACGCGTCCGTCGCGGTCGGCCACGTGATCGTCCCGGTAACCGCCCCGGTGGCCCCGTTCTTCACCCGCAGGTAGACGTCGCCGCCCGGCGGGAAGGTGTCGGAAGTAGTGGGCGAACCCAGCGTGGCGGACAGGTCCACGCCGGTGACCCGGTCGGCCCCGTCGATGATCGGGTATGCGGTCATCTGGTCTCCTAAGGTCTCCTATGAGTCGTCGCGGAGCACGAAGTCCGCATTCACCTGGAAGCTGTAGATCTCACCGGTGTCACCGGCATGCGGGACGAACAGCGGGCCGATGTGGTTGTCCGCGGTGAGGACGGTGACCCCGGTGCCGCCGCACGGTTCCGGGTTGCCCTCCAGCGTCTCGAACGCGGAGCGGAGCGCCGCCGCCGCCGCCTCCGACGCCTCCTCCGTGCCGGCGTACACCAGGCACTGGATCCGCGCCACCGCCAGCACCGGGGCCGGCTCCGCGACGATCGACGTGACGCCCTCGGAGGTGCGGGAGATGACGGCGTACCCGCCGTCCGCCGGGGACCGCTGCTCCCGCAGGTACGCGCCGCGCGCCAGCGGCAGCCCGTCCCCGACCAGGTCAGCGCGACCGTTGATCCACGCCCGGATCGCGGCCTGCGCGGCGACGCTCACCGCGGCACCCCCCTGCGCTCGGCGCGGAGGGCAACGCTGAGCGTCCAGCGCCCGACCCTGGCCGACACCCCCAGCACCGGCCGGGAGGCCGGGACACGCTCAGGCTGGGCCGGGCGCGCGGCACCCTGCGCCGTCGCCAGCGGGGGCATCCCCGCCAGCGGCGGGCATGACGCCGGAGGCCCAGCCTGGTAGTTCACGCGTGATACACCCTGCCTTCGAAGCTGTCGGCCGTCTTCTCCACGAAATGCTGGCCGCGGGTCCCCGGATGGTGCACGACCCGGCCGAAAACAGCCCCGGTTTCCCGGTTCCGGAGCGGCCACGGGCCGCGGGAGGTGATGATGTGCGGCCTGGTGTCGTACTCCACGTACTCCGCGTAGTCCGCGGTCGGCCCCACGACGATCTCGCCGCCCGGCTGCCGGAACGCGTGAATCGAGCTGCGCAGGTTCCCCGACCGGTGCAGCGGCCCGGGCGGGGACACCGGGGCCAGGAACTTCATCGTCCGCACCGCGTCGGCGGCCACCCGGTCCACCACCGCCCGCACGTTCACGTTCTCGGCCAGCCCCGCCACCGCGGCGTCATCGAACACGACTGCGTCAGCCATCCGGGATCACCACCGGCTTGACGAGGAACTCGATGCCGCTGCCGGGCGACTGGTCGGCGTACGGCGGCGGGTCGGGGAACGCCCAGTCCGGCAGCACGTCGATGGTGCCGCCGCCGATCGCCGCCAGCCCCTGCATCACCACCTGGTAGGCCGCCTCCGCCCGCGCGGTCAGCCGGTCGGCCATCTGCAGGTCGGCGTCCCGGTTCGGGTAGGCCAGCTCGATGTCGGCCGCCGCCCGCCACTCCACGTAGGTGCGCATCGCCACGGCCAGGTCCGGCGACGTCGTCATCATGTCCGGGATGTCGCCCGCGGCCGCCTCCAGCCCGGCCACGGCGTCGTCGATGACCTGCTGCGCCTGCTCGTCCGTCGGCGTGGTGCTCGCGGTGAACGTGCCGAGCATCCGGTCGCTGCCCGGCGACCTGGTGTCCCGCGTCCTCGTCGGAATGTGCCTCGCGACGTCGGAGAGCAGCGGGGCCCACGGTTCACCCGGCACGGCTCAGCCCTGCTTGCCCGGGGCGGCGGCAGGCTTCCCCGCCGGCTTGTCGCCCTCCGCCTTAGCCGGTGCCGGCCGGGCAGGCGGAGCGGGCTCCGGCACCTCCGCGATCAGGTTGTTGTCCAGGTGATGCCTGATCTGCTCAGGCGGCACATCGTCGGGCACCGGGGCACCCGCAAAGAGGCCGATCGCCCGGACCCCGTCCATTGTCATGGTCGTGAGCACCACGCGGGGTGCCGTCACCACGTACTTCGCCATCAGGAACTCCTCCCCTGGTCAGGTGCCCGTGATGGTGCAGGCCGAGCCCGGCTCCTGGACAATCGGGACGGTCTTGCGGCGGGCCTGAAGGTCCCACGCGTCGTTGGATTCCAGCCGGATGCTCTTGACCTCGACACCCAGGTCCGACACCGCGTAACCCGGAGCGGAGTCAGCCTCGTCGGCCATGCCGCCGAGCTGCGTCGCATCGAGCACCAGCGGCTTGCCGGTGAAGGCGACAGACGGGGACACGACGATCGTCAGGCCCGCGATCACCTCGATGGTGCCGGTGTAAATCGGGTTGTCGGTGGTCTCGCGGCGCAGCGCGTTCGTCACGTTCGTGTCCGACATCATGTACGCGTAGTGCGTGTCGTCCACCAGCAGCGTGTCCGGCTTGTAGCCGAGGTTCTTGGCGTACACGTGCGCCTTCGCCAGCAGGATGTCCTGGAGGATGTGCGCCGTGACACCCGCGTTCCAGGTGACCGAGGTAGTCACGTTGTCGGTGATGGTCGAGGCCATCGTGGACATCGTGATGCCGTCGACCGCCCCGATGATCGAGTTGACCGTCTTGCGCAGCGCCCGGTCGATCGTCTGTCCCGCGTAAATATTCCTCGCGATCTCGTCGTCGGTCACGCGGACCTTCTGGCCCCACTTGGACACGGCCGCGATGCCCGCGGTGCCGGTCGGCATGTTCGCGAACGGGTACTCGGCCCCGGCCCCGACCTGTTCCACGGTGCGGTCGGTGAGGAACGGCTCGCTCAGCTCGTACAGCGCCGCGCCGCCCGACGTCCTGAACCGCTGCGTGAGGACCTGGTCGGACACGAACCGCAGGTCGCGGAAGTCGCGAAGCCGCCGCCGGATCTGCGTCGGGGACTGGAGAAACCGGCTGATGGTCTCCAGATCGCCCGACAGGGTGGGCGGTGCTGCCGGGTAGGTACCTGGCATCTGTCATCACTCCTTTTGCCCTAGCCGGGCGTTTGCCTGCCGGGGCTCAGGCCCCGATGAACCGGACCTTGACGGAGGTGCCGTCGCCAGCAGCGCTCGCCTTGAGCGCGATGCCGATCAGGGTGCCGGCCGCCGCGACGGTGGCTAGCACCCCGGTGTCGGCCTGCCCGAGCTGGGGAGCGCTTGATGTCGAGGGGATGACGGGCGCTCCCAGCCCGATAGTCACGCCGCTCTTGACGAGCACTTCGTGAATCATCCCCGGCAGAAGGTAGACGGTGACGCGCTGGCCGGAGATCGCGTCGAACGCCGCCACGCCGATGGGTCGCTTGGTGCCGCCTGCCGGGATCACCGTGCCGTCTAGGGCTCCAACCTCAACCAGCATCCCGCCTGAGACGGGGGTCGCCCCTACGGTCGCGGTGAACGCGGCAGCGTCACTGTTGACTGGCGTGTAATCGGCCACTGGCCTGCCTCCTAAAAAATCGTCACGTCGAGTTGCGGGTCACCGGCAGCGGCGCGAACCGCATCGATGACGATGTTGCCGATGTGGTCGCCGTAAGTGAACGGGGCAGTAACGCCAGGCAGGCTGACTACGTGCCCGTCCGAGGCGACGACGGCGGCGCGGGCTGTGACCACCGGGGTCGGCGGATTTGGCGGCATCTGCGCAACCTCAAAGTCCGCGACTCCGGCGGTGCCGTTCAGGTTTCCAGGCGGGTAGTAAGTTGGCCCGGCCGAGAAGATGAGTGCCGGGGTCACGACGCCCGCAGCCTCGGCATCAGTCCACAGCGTCGTCCAGGAAGACCCGTCCGGCGAAACCTCGTAGTAGACCTGACCTTGCCAGGTGCGGAGCCGCACCCAGCCCATCGATTCGGCAGACCACGGGACGCTCCCCAGGCTGGAGACGAGAACAACGGTCCCGCCGTCAGTGCCTTTGAGGCCGATATACGGCCCGCTGCCCTGCGGGCCGAACGTTCCGTTGATGTAGCTGTCCAGGTACACGTCCACATTGAGGCTGCCGGACACGGCGGAAAGTGCCGCCAGGCGTGCCTGAACGTAGCCGCCTGCCAGATTGTAAGAACCGGCGGTCTGGGCAACCACCCACAGGCCGCCGCTACTGGTGATGTTCACCGAAGCCTGGAGCTGGCCGTCAGACTCGTTGACGGAAAGGAACCCAAGCGACTTATCCGTGAAGGTCCACTTCTGCGTATCCAGGCTGGTGCCGCTGAAGTCATCGGACATCACGACATCGGCCGCACCAGGCGTAATGACCTGAGCGAAGCCGGTGACGGTGGCGACAGCCCTGTTGTCCGTGTCCGGCATCAGAACTCCATCCAGCGGACCTTGAGACCGTCCGGATTTCCGGTGAGCGCCACGCCGATAACGTCGCGGTCATTTTCGGCGTTGACCGCAGCCACGACCGCGTTGATCGCCGCGTTGATCGTGATGTTCGTCGGCGAAGCGGTCACGTCCTGGGTGGCCAGGGGCGTTTCGGACTTGACTGCGACCTGGCGGTTAGCCGTAGCAGTCGAGATGAGCAGCTTGCCCGCCGTGATCGAACCGTCCGCGATCGACTCGTGCACCGTGCCGCGCCCGTACACCGTGACCCGGCCGTTGGCCGGAGTGTCGTCGGCAGCCACGCCGATGATGACCTGCGAAACGGCGCTCGCCTTAGCGGCCTGGCCGTTGCCTGCCACGACGAGCAGGTCCCCGCCCGTCACCGCCGTCAAGGCGGTGAGGGTGATGACCCGGCCCGGGATGTAGACCGGCGTGTAGTCAGCCACGGCTCACTTCTTGAAGGTGCCCGGAGCCCACAGCGCGGCGAACTCCCGGTCGAAGTCGTCGTCGTCGAGGCTGCCGCCGCCGGACCCGATGTCGCCCACCGGGACGACGTTCTTCTGCAGGCCGGCGAGGACCTCCCGGGTGCCGTCCGGGTCGGCGTTCCACAGCCGCGCCCAGTGCGTCCGGCGGGCGGCGGAGAACTTCCCGTCGCGGACCGCCCGGTCGATGATCTCGTCGCGTTCCTCATGCTGCTTCTTGACGCGGAACTGCTCGCCGGCCTCGACCCGCCGGTTCATTGCGTCCCACGCCTCGCGTTCCACCAGCATTACGCCGGCGGGCAGCTTCCGGCCCGACGCGGCCACCGGCTCCTTGCCCAGCTCCGCGATCAGCGCGTCCGGGGTCAGCTCGTCGTCCTCGCCCAGCCCCAGCTTCTCGCGCAGGCTGGCGATCTGCTCGTCAGTGAAATCCACTTCCGAGCCTCCCTTCCTTGTCCTGTTGCCTGCCGACGCGGATGCGTGGGCGTGGTCGTGGCTCGCGTCACCCTTGTGGGTGTGCGAGTGGTCGTGCGTGCTGTCGCCGCCCTGCGATCCCATCGCCGCATGCGGATGTTTGTGGGTCGCGGCGACCGGCCCGTGGGACATCGCGGCGTTGTTCCTGTCGCCGGTCATGTCGTCGCCGTCCAGCGCCGGCGCGTCGGAGGCGGCGGCGTTCACGTCGATGCCGAACTTCCTGCACGCCGCGGCGATCGCGGCCTTCACCTCGGCGAGGGTCACGCCGTTCATCGGGTACTGGGCCGCGTTCTTGTCCTGGTTGATGTAACTCCAGGCGGCGCGCGCGTGGGCCTCGGTGTCGACCGGGTACTTGCCGTTCTTCGGGTCGGCGTACTTCACGTCGCCGTACGGCTTGGAGTCCGCCGCCGCCGCCGCGCTGTCGCCGTCCCCGGCATCCCCGTCGTCCCCGGCATCCCCGTCGTCCCCGTCCTCGCCGCCCAGGCTGCGGGAGTCGGCCGCGCTCGCGTACGTGATCACCGCGCCCGTCGCCCGGCTTGCCGCCACGTCCTGGTACGACGCCAGCTCCACCGGCTGCTCGAACTCGATGCCGTCCTGCCCCGCGATGCGGAACGGCACCCGGTAGATCCTCCCGTCCCCCGCGCTCACGATGAGCTGCGTCGGGGTCATGTGCAGTTCGGCGATCCACCAGTCCGGCGGCGCGCCGGCCGCGTAGTAGGCGCGGCGCACGTCTTCCTCGGTAACAGCCACCGGCTCACCCTCCTCATCCAGGTTGTCGGACGCGAACCGCCACGACTCGCCCTCACCCCGCGCCTCGGCCTGCACGCCGTACAGCGCGGCGACGTCCGGCAGCTCGTTCAGCACCCCGACCCCCGGCGCCGTCACGCCGAGCATCGCCAGGCCCGTCAGGACAAACGGGTGCTTATGCCCCGTCTGGCAGCGGAAGTTGTACGCACCCTCCACCGACCGGCGGGGATAGGCGGCGGCGGCGATCTCCGCGAACCAGCCGGGCAGCCCGGCCAGGTCCCCGACCAGCTTCATCCCGGACTCGTCGGTGCGCAGGTTCGTCACCCGGCCGATCGCGGGCTGCCCGTCGAACCGCGGGTCGACATGCCCGAGCTTGATCACCGGGTCGCCGACCGCCGGGCACCCGGCCGCGTCGATCGCGTCGGCGATGTCCTGCCGGGTGAACGTCTGCCTGCCGGTGGACAGCTCCCACGACCCGGCTGCCATCAGGTCGACGCCCGGCATCGTGACCAGCGCCGGGGCGGCGGCGCGGCGGGTGAGCTGCTGCTGCGGCGTCGGGTTCCGGCCCGGCCCCGGCGGCTGCCCCGGCTTGGTGGTGCGCTTGCGGGACGGGGACCGCAGCGACGCCGTGGTCTTCGGCCCGACCAGCCCGTCGACCTTCAGCCCGCGGTCCTTCTGGTACTGCCTGACCGCGGCCTCGGTCTTCCCGCCGAACTTGCCGTCCGTCTTCACCTTGTAGCCGAGCTGGTTCAGCCGCTTCTGCAGGTCCGTCACCGTCTGGCCGCCCGCGCCGTTGCCCACCGGGTTCGCGTTGGTGGGCGCCTTCCCGCCGCCGCCCGGGGCGAACTGGCCGCCGCCGGCGCCGGACGGGACGCGCGGGTGCAGCGCCTCGTTCCATGCCGCCGCGCCTGCTCCCGCGGCGGCCTCCTCCGCCGTCGCCGGGCCGCCGCCGGCCGCATGGGACTGCACCTTCAGCTTCTCCCACTCCGCGATGGCCGCGCACGCCTTCGCCTTCGTGTCCGGTTTCACGCCGCCGCCGCCGGCGCACCACACCTTGCACCGGGAGACGGCGGTGGCGATGGCGCGGGACTCGGCCATGCCGCCCTGGATGAGGTCGTTGGCGATGTGCTGGATGTACGCCGGGAGCTGCATGTTCTTGTGATGCCAGAGTCCCTGGCCGGTGTGCCCGACCTTCTCGTGGGCCAGCCCGGCGGTGAACTGCCCGTCGCTCCGCCCGGCCGCGGCATCCGGGGAAGGGGCCGGGAGCCGCTCGCTGGTCATGCCGCGCCGCCTCCTCTAGCCGAGGAATGTCAAGACCCAGTATGCATCAGCCCTGCGTAAACCTGGCATTACCCGGCGCATCCGGGTGTCACTGCGCGTTGCCCGCCGATGCGTGCCGGGGCATCGTGTCGTTGCCGCCCCACACCGGCACGACGGTGCCCCGGCATCTCATCAGCCCGAGGCACGCGGAGTAGCCGCCCGTCGGGTACGCGGCCTCCGCCTCGGCCAGGTCACCGAACTCGGTGCCGTCGATCTTCCGGCAGTTCTCGCAGGTGTTCTTGTCCAGGAACTCCGCGGCCACGTACCTGGCGGTGCCCGCGCTCTCGGGTGCGGCCTCCAGCACGGCGATCCGGCCGTGGTTCTGCGCGGCGGTCAGCGCCGCGCCGAGCTGGTCGCGCAGCGTGGCGTCCGACAGCGACGCGAGGTACCGGTCCACCTCGTCGGCGGCGGCGGCGAACCCGGCCGGGGTCGGGTCGTACACCTGCAGCGCCTTGGACCCGGCCTGCTGCGCCAGGTAGGAGGAGGCGACGCCCGACCGGGCCTGCGCGACGCCGCCGAGCTGGGCCGCGTCGATCCGCACCCGGTCCAGGCCGATCGTCACGCCCTGATCGGCGGCCTCCGCGACGAGGGCGGCCGCCGCCTGCTGCGCGACCCGGTCCATCGCCTGCGCGACGATCGACGGCCCGTCGCCGGCAGCGGGCGGGACGAGCGCGAAGTCCTGCGGCCGGCCGGCCTGCATCGCGGTGATCACCCGGTCCACCAGGTCGGTGCGCTGCGCGGACAGCACGCCGCGGTACTGCAGCAGCAGGTGGGCGAGGGCAAGCTCCCAGTCCTGCTGGTGCGCGGCGGCGTCGAACCGGGACGCTTCCAGGTACGCGGCCTGGGCCCGGGTCGGCGCGGACGCCGCCGTCGTCTGCGCCTGCTGCGTCTGCGCCGGCTGCCGCGCCGGCGGGGCCTGCGCGGTGTCGTCTGCCTGCGCGATCTCCGCCGCCTGCCCCGGCGTGGGTGACTTCTTCTGCTGCGCGACCGCCGGGACGCCGCGGGAGGTCGGCATCCACTGGCCCTTCCGTTCCGGCAGGTGCCACGTCTTCCGGACCCACGTGTCCAGGTTCTCGTCCGGGGACAGCGCGCCGGTGATGGTCAGCTGCTCCAGCGACTGCGCCGTGATCTCGTAGTTCTCGCCCACGTCGGTGCACACCACGCGGGGCGCCGGCTCGTCCTCGCCCCAGTTCTGGTCGACCAGGTCGGTGACGATGCCCGGCATGCCCGTCTGCCCGGACGTGGCGGTCGTCGCGATGTCGTCGGCGACGGCCTGCAGCGACAGGAGGAACAGGTCCATGAACGTGTCGCCGAGCGCCCGGGAGCCGGTCTGCGTCTGGCCCAGCTCGATCAGCCCGGCGAGGGCCATCTTCGCCATGCTCTGGTCGAGGTAGCGGATGAACCCGAGCGCGTCCGGCACGGAGCCGGTGACGCCCATCAGCGACGCCTTGAACCCGGCGGGGATGCCCATCCCGGCGCTGTCCCCGGTCCGCATGCTGGACGCGAGCTGCTGCGCCTGCGCGACCATCGTCTGCGTCGCGCCCTGCGGCGCCTCGACGGTGGGCACGCCCATCCCGAACCGGCGGATCGACGTGGCGTTCACCCGCCACGTCTCGTGCTTCAGCAGCCAGGCGCCGAACGCGGCCCGCATCATCGGGATGCCCGCCCAGTTGGACCCTTCCTGGTCGCCGACGTACCAGATCAGCCGGCCGGCGGGGATCGGGTCGAGCTGGGTGGTCTGCCGGATGAACTCGACCAGGCCGTGGTCGTCGATCTTGATCTCCGCGATCGTCCACGGCATCCGCGGCCCGAGGTTGTCCAGCGACGCGAACCCGTCAGCTTCGATGCGGTACCGCAGCTCGAAGACGGCGTGGCCGAACTCCAGGAACTTCAGGGCGTCCTTGAGGTGCCGCTGCCAGATGACGCCGCGGCGGCGCGCCGCGCCGGGCGGGCTGTCCACGCCGAGGACGGGCAGCCCGAGGTTGTCGGAGACCCGTGTGACCACCTCGTCCCGGCACCCGGCCGGGTCGACCGCCCAGGTGGCGCGGAGGATCGGCAGCTTGTACGCCGACAGGACCGCCTTCAGCTGCGGGTCGTGGCGCATTCTTCCATAAGTAATAACTGACTGTGGCCAGATGAGATCGCCGGAGGTCTCTCAGTAACCACCACTCGACTTGGAGGCCCTGGCCCCACGTTCCGTACGTCAGGTCGGGCCTTCCGATGTCGCTGGTCGGCGGCTTAGTTCGAGGAGGCATTCGGCATCACCTCCCCTCTACATAGTCACGTACTATCCATACGTGATACCGAGAGAGCTTCCGCAGCGTATTACCGCGAACATGCACGTCGACTTGCTGACCGGCTGCTGGATATGGACAGGGTACTGCGACCCGGCAGGCTACGGGCGTGTCCACTGGGAGGGGCGTTCCGACCGGATACACATCGTCGTGTACCGGCTGCTGGTCGGGCCGGTACCTGACGGGCTGGAACTCGACCACGTGGCGGCGAACGGGTGCAGGTGGCGCTGCTGCTCTAATCCGGCGCACCTTGAGCCCGTGACCCACCGCGTGAATCTTCTGCGCGGAAATACCTCGGCGGCTGCGCGGGCGCAGGCTGAGTGCTGTCCCAAGGGACACCCGCTTGTGGAGGGCAACCTTATCGACCGATCCCGAGGCGGCCGGGAGTGCGCCACCTGCAACCGCGAGAGGGTCGCGGCCACGTACCACCGCGACATGCAAGACCCGGCTAAGGCTGAACGGATCAGGGCCAAGGCCAGGGAACGCGCGGCGCGTTATCGTGCCCGCCACAGCACCACCCCGCCCTCAATAGGGACGACCTGACCGTCCCCACCAGCGTAGGTCACGCCCCCGTCACCAGGGCACGTTCATGATGTCCAGGTCACCGCCGCCGCCGGTGTGCGCGGTGTGCGCGGCGGCGACCGTCCGTTCCTCAGCGGTCAGTCCCGGGCGCGGCGGGGTCGCGGCCGGCGTCCACTCGGCGACGGCGATGCGCGCCGCGTAGGCGAGGGTGTCGACCTGGTCGTCGTGCGCGCCGCGGGGGAAGATCGCCAGCTCGTCGGCCCACTCCTCCGCCCACGGGACCTCGGCGGGGAAGAACACCTTGCCGGAGTGCACCCGGCCGGCGGCGGGGATCGCCCGGGTGACCTTGTCGGTGTCCGCGCGGAGCTGCGCGACCGGCACGCCCCGGTCCCGGGCGTCGGACACGAACGTGGACGACCAGTAGTTCGACTCGACGTACACCTGGCCGACCGCCCACTGGGTGCGCAGCCCCTCGGCAAGCTGGAAGTGCGCGTGGTCCGGGACCCGGTCCCGGCGGCGGTCCAGCAGGACCAGGTCGCCGGCCTGCGAGATCGCCCACGCGGAGGCGACCGTGTAGTCGGAGCCGGTCTTGACCGACGCGGCGAAGTCCATCGTGATGAACCGCCAGGTGTCGGCCAGGGTGACCTCGTGGTCCTCCAGCCAGATCCGCTCCCGGCCGTCCGTCCACGGCTCCATCCACCGCCAGTACCGGAACGTGGCCCGGCGGAAGAAGTTGCCCTCCGCCGCCGCCGGGGACTGCTGGTAGACGCCGGAGAACACGTAGGCGGACATGTTCGCCTTCAGGTTCGCGAAGTAGCCGGGTGCCCGGTGCCGGACCGACTCCAGCTCCTGCCCCTGCACCCGGCCGAGCGGGTCGTCGCCGGCGTCGGCGATCGCGGGGATGCGGAGCACCCGCCAGTTCAGCGGCGACGGCCGGGACAGGATCCGGCCGGCCAGGTCGTCCTCGTGCCAGCGGGTCTGGATCAGCACCACTTTCGCGCCGGGGGCGAGCCGGGTGAGGGCGACCGACTCCCACCAGTCCCACGCCGTCTGCCGGATCGTCGGCGACTCGGCGGCCACCCGGTCTTTCACCGGGTCGTCGACGATCAGCACGTCGACCGGCCTGCCGGTGAGCGGCCCGCCGACGCCGACGCAGTAGACGCCGCCGCCGGCGGGGGTTTCCCACCGCCCGGCGGCGGCCGAGTCCCGGCGGATGGAGATGTGCAGGCCGCCGCAGTCCCGCCGGCATTCCTCCGGCGCCGCGTCCCGGCACGGGTGCAGCGCGACGTCCTGCTTGATGTCCCGGCCCCACCGCAGCGCGGTGTCCTGCTCGTAACTTACGATCGCGATCCGCAGCGACGGGTCGTGGTCGAGCAGGTATTCGGGGAACCGCCGGGAGCACTTCTGGCTCTTGCCTTCCTGCGGCGGGAGGAACACGGCGAGCGCGTTGGCGCCGGAGTCCGGCTCCATCAGCTGCACCAGCGCCCGGTCGATCAGGCCGAGGGCGGGCGTGGACCCGTGCCTGCGCGGGTCCAGCGCGGCGGCCACGTGCCCGGGGTCGGCGTACCGGCGGGGCCTGGGGAGGAACGCGCGGGCCACGTACTCCCAGGGGGAGCCGAGCGCGGCGGTCACGGCAGCGGGGTGGCGGCCGGCGCCGGCGCGGGGGGGCGGCCGGCGCGCGGGCCGCCGGTTGCGGAGACGGGATTTGAACCCGCGGCATCCCGGACATGAACCGGGCCGGCTTCCGCACTGCTGCACTCCGCGGAACGCATCGTAACCCGCCTCCCGGGGACTAGGCCAGCACTGAAGGTTAGCGGGCGTGGCGGCGGGTGATCAGTCCCGCCCGCGGCTTCAGGTCGCCACGCCCGCCCCCCAGGCTAAGCCCCGGGCACCGCCGCTCACATCCGGGCGTCCCCGATCCGGACCCGGCCGGCGGCCAGCCGGACGTCTTCCGGGGACGCCTGGATGCGGGTGTACGCCATGTACTCGCCGGGCGCGAAGCCGGACAGGAGGATCGCAGCCTCGCCGCCGATCCACTGCGCGGCCTGGTAGTCGCCGTCGGCGGGCTCGCCGCCGCCCGCCGGCACCAGCGCGATCTTCACCGGGTACGCGGTGAGGTCGGACACCGGGCCGGTCAGCGGGATCAGCAGGTACTCGGTGGACGTGGACAGGACGAGCATGGCGCTGCTCCTAGCTGTGCGGCTCTCCGCCGGCGGCCCACCTGCCGTGCGGGCTACTGGCAGCGTAACGCCCGTGCGGCTCCCCGTCAGTTCCCCAGCCGCCGCCGCGGGGTGCCCCGGCCGCCCACCGGCCGCGGGGTGCCCCGGCCGCCCACCGGCCGTGCGGCGCGCCGGCCGCGAGGCCGCCGAGCCGGGTGGACGGCTGGGTGACGACGGAGGTGAGGTGCAGGGTGCCGGCGCCCGTCCACGCGGCGGTGCGCCTGCGGGTGACGACCCGGCCGGTTGTCATCGTGCCGGCACCGGTGAGCAGCGCGGTGCCCGGTGCCGTCTTGTGCCCGGTACCGCCGAGCGACCCGGACCCGGACCACTGCGCCGCGCCGGGCACCTGCTTGTGCCCGGCCGCGGTGAGCGACCCGGACCCGGCCCACGCCGCCGCCGCGGCGTGCGTGCCGGAGTGGACGGCGGCGGCCGTCAGGGTGCCGGTGCCGGACCAGGCCGCCGCGCCGGGGACGGTCTTGCTTCCCGCCGCGGCGAGCGTGCCGGCGCCCGTCCAGGTGGCCGCGCCGGGGACCTGCTTGTGCGCGGTGGCCGTCAGGGTGCCGGCGCCGGACCAGCCGGCCGTGCGGGCGCGGGTGACGGACTGCCCGGCGGTGAGCTGCCCGGTGCCGGACCACGCCGCGGACGCCGGGTGCAGGCCGGAGTGCACGCCGTTGAACGCGGCGCTGCCGGCCCCCGTCCAGGCGGCGGCGCCGGGGACGGCCTTGTGCGCCGTCCCGCCCAGTGTGCCGGTCCCGGCCCATGATGCGGTGCGCGGCCGGGCGGTATGCGGGGCAAGGCTGAGCGCGCCCGTGCCGGACCAGGCTGCCGTCCGCGTCCGGGTGGTGCCGCCGGCGGCGGCCATCGCGCCGGTGCCGCTCCACGGCGCCGCGGCGGGGTGCTGGCCGGAATGGACGGCGGCCGCCGTCCACGTGCCCGTGCCGTTCCAGGCAGCCGCGCCGGGGATGGCCTTGTGGGCCGTGGCCGCCAGTGATCCTGTGCCCTGCCACGATGCGGTGCGGACGCGGGTGGTGCTGCCGGCGACCGCGGCCGTCCCGGTCCCGGACCACGCCGCGGCGCGCGGCCGGGCCGTGCCCGCCGCGGCGGCGAGCGTGCCCGTCCCGGACCACGCCGCGGTCGCGGCGTGGCCGGCGCCGGCCACGCCGAGGCCGAGGATCGCAGCCGCCTCGTACACCTGGCTGGTACCCCGGAAGGTGGCCTGCGCCGTCCCGGCGGCGCTGGTGATGACCCACCCGGTGTCCGAGCCGGCCACCATCGTGAACGGCGCGTCGACCGACGTCCAGCCGACGTTTTCGGCCGCCTCGGCCACCACGATGTCGTTGCCGCCGGCGAGGGTCAGCGCCGGGGTCGCCAGGCTCGCCGCCGTCGCCTGGGTGCTGGACGACGCCGCGGCGTCGACGGTCAGGCCGGCGGGGATGCTGCCCCACTCCTGCACGGTGAACAGCACCCCGTTGGACAGGGCGACGGAGAACGTGACGGTGACCTGGGTGACGGCCTGCACCTGCCCGGAGCCCTGGTCGCCGTTCAGGCAGCAGGCGACGGCGGCGAGCGCCGTGTACCCGCCGGCCGCGTAGAAGCTGCCGGCGGACGGCGGGTTCTGGCTGTTCTGCGCGGCGGGGTACCGCCAGGTGTTGCCGGCGCTGTCGGTGACGGAGGTGATGGTGAACGGCGTGTTCGCGTTGTGGTAGGCCTCGGTGGCCAGCGTCAGCACGTGGCCGGCGGCCGAGGTGACGGGGATGGTGTACGACGCGGTGTGGGTGGTGAGCTTGCCGGTGGACACGTCCTGCACGCGGGTGATGCCGGCTGTCCGCGTCCCGGCGGCGGCCAGCGTGCCCGTCCCCGTCCACGCCGCGGCGCGTGCCCGGGCGGCCTGGCCGGCGGCCGTCCAGCTGCCGGCGCCGGTCCACGCGGCGGCGCCGGGGACGGTCTTGGCGCCGGCCGCGGCCAGCGACCCGGCGCCCGTCCATGATGCGGCGCGCGGCCGGGCGGTCTGGCCGGCGGTGGCGAGCGTCCCGGTGCCCGCCCAGGCGGCGGCGGCGGGGTGGCCGGCGGAGTGCACGGCGGCGGCGGACCAGGTGCCGGCGCCGGACAGCGCCGCGGTGCGGGTGCGGGTGACGGACGGCTGCGGGGTGAGCGTCCCGCTGCCGACCCAGCCGGCGGCACCCGGGGCCGTCTTCTGCCCGGCCGCCGCGGAGGACCCGGTGCCGGACCACGCGGCGGCGCGCGGCCGGGCCGTGTTCCCGGTGACGGTGGCGGTGCCGGCACCCGTCCACCCGGCGGCGCGCGGCCGGACGGTCGCCCCGGCCGCGGTCAGCGTGCCGGTGCCCGACCAGCCGGCCGCGCCCGGGGCGGTCTTGGCCCCCGCCGCGGCGAGCGTGCCGGTGCCCGCCCATGCCGCCGTGCCGTGGTGGGCGGCGGCCCCGGACCCGGCGATCATGAGCAGCAGCCCGGCGCCGAACGACGACGTGTTCGCGGTGAACTGGCCGGAGTCGGTGACCGGCCCGCCGGCGGCCGGGGCTGTCTTGTAGTTGACCTGCGCGGCCAGCTCGTTGGTGCCGGACTGGTAGAACGCCGCCGGGGTGAAGCCGCTGCCCTCCGTCCACGCCTGCGCGACGGCGGAGTCGGCCTGCGTGAACGCGGAGATCGCGAATTCGCCCGGCCCGGCCGGGGCGCCGGCCGTCGTCACCGAGAAGGCGACGGTGGCCGCGGACCCGCCGGACTGGTAGGCGGCGGAGTCGTCCAGCGGCGACGCGGTGTTCGCGCCGGCCAGCTCGAAGATGGTGACGGTCTGCAGCTTGTGCCCGGAGCCGCCGGCGAAGTTGAACTGCGGCGCCGGGTCCGTGCCGGTGCCGGTCGCGGTCCGCACCCACGCGTCGGTGAACGTGTTCGAGGAGCCGGCGGTGGCGTTGAAGACCGGCCCGGCGAGCAGCGGCGCCCACCCGGACGGCGTGACCGTCTCCGACATCGCCCCGGTGCCGAGCGCGGCGGCGGTGTACACGGCAACGAGCAGGTTCCCGGCGGCCGGGGTCTGCCCGTACGCGCCGGTGATCGCGGACGCGTTGCTGGTGCTGAGCTGGGTGCCGACCGGGGTGCCGGCGGCCAGCGTGACGGCCGCCCCGGCATGCGTGCCGGCCGCGGTGAGGCTGCCCGTACCCGTCCAGCCGACCGCGCCGGGCACCGTCTTGGCCCCCGCCGCGGCGAGCGCGCCGGTGCCGGACAGCGCCGCGGCGCGCGGCCGGGCGGTCGCGGCTGCGGCGGTGAGCGCGCCGGTGCCGGCCCAGGACGCGGCCCCGTTCCAGGTGGTGCCGGCCGCCGCCGCCGCCGGCGTGACCGGCTGCTGCCGCCGGCGGTACCGCCGGCGGTACCGCCGGCCGCCGGGCTGGCGGCGGCCGGCGGGAGGCGCGGCGGCGGCCGGCACCGTCGCGGTGTAGATCCACGAGCTGGTGTCGCCGCCGGCCGCCTGCCGGCGCAGCGTCCACGCCAGCCCGAGCCCGGACGTGTCGGACACCGCCGGCGCAACCGGGGTGGCGCCGTTCTCGTCCCACACGACCAGCGCGACCAGCACGGTGCCGGCCGCGAAGTTCCCCGCTGTCGTCACGGTCAGCGACGTGCCGGTGGACGCCGACGCCGGCGCCGCCGGCTCGTTGACGGTGTCCCGCACCGGGGTCGACCCGCCGCTGGACGGCACCTCGTACAGGCACCAGCCGTTGATCCCGGTCGGCGCGGACACGCCGATCGCCGCGGTGGCGGCGCCGGCGGTGACGGTGCCGTTGAAGAACCCGGTGTACTCCCCGACGGTGCCGACGTGCAGGTTGTCGATCGCCGTGGTGTTCGCGAGGAACGTGCCGGCGGTGCCGGAGTTGTCGTAGTCGTTGACGTAGACGATGTAGGAGTTGGTGAAGACCGGGGTGATGACGGACTTCGCCGCGCCGGACGACGCGAACGCCCCGGCCGCCGCGCCGCCGCCCTCGACCGCGCCGGTCAGCGCGAGGACGCGGAGCAGCCCCCCGTCAGTGGCGGTGCCGAACGTGGCGGTGACGTTGAACGCCATGCCTCACCGCCTCAGCCCGTCAGGTCCACCTCAGGTCAGTTCTCGCCGTACAGCTTCGCCATCTGCAGGTTCGCCAGGTTGGACGCCGACGCCGAGCTGGACGCCAGGGTGACGTGCAGGAAGTAGTTCAGCGAGTTGTCGTAGGTGCTGTTCTGCGGTGAGGTGTTCGCCGGCGGCATCGGCCCGCCGAACGGGGAAGCCAGGCCCGTCGTGGACCGGACCTCGCCCTGCGCGCAGATCACCGACGCGGCGCCCGCGTTGACGTTCCGCATCACGATGTCCACGTCCATGAACCACGGCGCCAGCGTGACCGCCGAGGGGGCGGTCAGCGCCGGGGTCGCGCCGAGCGCGATGCCGCCGCCGGCGGCGAACGTGTTGGTGGGGAACAGCCGCACGTTCCACGTCCAGGTGACCGCCGAGACGCAGGTGATCAGCCCCGAGGCGCGCAGCTTCAGCGTCCGCCCGACGGAGGTGTTGTTCAGGAAGTAGAACGCGGGGATCACGCACGGCGCCAGGCCGCCCATCAGGGACTGCTCGGTGCCGGCCGCGTACGTGTCGTTGGTGCCGGCCTGCGCGGATGCCCACAGCACCTCGCCCTGGCTCATCGTGTACCCGGACACGTCAGGTCACCACGTCGTCGCGGTCATCGTGATGCTGGAGGCGGCGAACGACACCGTGTCGCCGTTGACAGCGCCCGTGACGGGCGTGAGCAGGTCACCGAACGCGAGCCGCAGCGGGGTGGCAGTCGAGTCCACGATCTCCGCGGACGTGACCGCTGTCCAGGTGGAACCGACAGCCCAGGACACGCTGTTGGCGTTGGTGACGACGCGGCTGGAGAACCCGGTGAAGGCGCTCGCGCCGAGCGACGCGCCGCCTGCCGTGTACCCGGTGCCCGTCAGCTCCGCGCCGTTGGCAATTGAAGTCGGCGACGTGGTGGTGAGCCGCAGCTTGTACGGCAGCGTCAGCGTCTTAGACGCCGGCGCGCCGGTGCCGGTGGAGGAGATGACCGCCGTGCCGGAGGTGGGGGTGTACCCGTAGATGAGCTGGAGGAGGAACGGGACGAGGTTGTTCCCGGTCGCGTTGGCGTCGGTCATGCCGGCCATAGGTCACTCTCCCAGCGCGGGCACGACAACGGCGTTGCCGAGCACTGTGACGTTGCGGCACGCCGGGGTGACCGTCTGCTGGTCCGGGCCGGCGTGGGTGTGGGTCGAGGTGGGGCAGCACGGGCAGTCGAGGGCGTCGTGCACGTTCTGCCCGCCTGTGACGACGGCCTGCCTGCCGCACTGGTTGCACTGCACGAGATGCCCCTGCATCGCTGGCATGGTTCGCTCCCCTGGATGGGCCTGCCCCCCGCACGTGTGGGTCGGGCGTCCGGGGGGCAGGCTAGGCGGCACGTCTGAGCCCGCGCTTCGATCATGACACATGGTAGCCGCGCGGTCGCGCATGCCGCGGCGGCGGCTATGATCTCCGGAGGACATGATGCTCCTCGGGTGTGTGGTGCGTTCGTGTTCCGGCCGGCGCCCCGGCCTGCGGTTCCCGGGCGCCGGCCCGCCCGCCTCGCCGGCGCGCGCTCACCGGGCCTGCTCCCCTGTCAGCGCAGGTGGCGGCCCGGCCCGGCTCGGTCACGATATCCGCCCGTATCGGGACTGAGCCGGGCAATCCGGGCGGGGCCCGCCCGTTTACCCGCCGGCCGTTCCCGCGGCGGGAACCCGTTTCCGCCGCCGGGCGGCTCCCTGCCCTGTCACGGGTCCTCGCGTGTCCCGGGACGTGCGGCGGGCTTGCCGGCGCTCTCCGCCACGCGGATGTACGCGGCCCGGCCGCGCATCACCTGCACTGCGTCGATCGCGTCGGCGAGGCGCCACGCGTCCTCCTCGCCGGCCTGCCGGGCCAGCTCGCCCAGCGTCCTGCTCCCGTCCTCGCCCGTCAGCGCCGCCGCGAACTCCATCAGGGCCCCGAACGGCACCCTCATGCCGTGCCCCCGCCGTCCGGGGTGATGACGTACACGCCCCACGCCTTCCGCGCCCGCCGTTCCCGGCCGGGCAGCCTCACCGGCTTCACCGTCACCCGCACGCCCGGCAGGTCCCGTTTCCTGGCGGCCTCCAGGAACTCCCCGGCCTCCCGCCAGGCGTCGTCCCAGTCGTCCAGCACGGCTACACGGTGTTCCACAGGCCCTCCGCCTCCCCCCTCGGCAGTTCGGCGAGGTAGTTGCGGATTTCGTGGCCAGACAGCACCGTTTTCCCCCTGATCCAGTCGCGGGCGGCGGCGGCCGGCAGTTCGGTGCCTGCCGTCACCCGGTAGGTGTCCGCGTCCGGCGGGACGATGAGGTGCACCGGCGGGCACTGGAGCACCTGCCCCAGCGCCAGCAGCTCGGCGACGGACACGTCCTCCCGGTAGCCGTTCTCCAGCTTCGTGACCACGCCACGGTTCCAGTCGACGCCGGCGGCGCGCATCTCCTCAGCCAGCCGGCCGGCGGACCACCCGCGCCTGGTCCGCAGTTCCCTGACCCGCCCGGCGATCAAGGCGGTCGGTTCCGGGACTCTCCTGGCCTGTTCCACCGGCTCCCCTCTCTCTGTCACCGCTGGTCGCGGGCCATCTTCCGGGTGAGCTGCTCGAACGCGGTCGCGAGGTTCACGGCCGCCTCCTCCCACGACCCGCCGGGCCGGCCGGCCTTCACGCGGAGCGCGGTGACGCGGGCGATGTCGAACGCCGTCTGCCCGGCTTCCGTCTCCGGCGCGGGGACGAGCAGCCCCGCCGCGCGCAGCGCGCCCACCACCTCCCCGGCCAGGCCGCCGCTGCCTGCCGGATGCCGGGCCAGCACGCCGTTCACGACCCGCTCCGCCTCCTGCCGGTACCCGGGGTCCGGCCGCCCGCCGCCCGTCACTGGCGCCCGGCCTCCTCGCGGTACCAGCGCCCGACGACGGCCCAGTTCACGGACGCCGCCAGCAGGCCGCAGACCGCCTCGCCGTACTCGTCGCGGATCGCCTCGCCGAGCGCCCGGTCCGACCCGTACTTCAGGCCGCCGCCGTGCACCTGCCGCGCCAGCGCCACCAGGTCGTGGTGCAGCGTGTCGTCGGTGTTCATCAGCGCCTCGATGACGGCGTCCTCAAGGCCCGTCGGCGCGTACGTGTCACTCATTCCCGTTCCTCTCGCGTGTGTCACTGCCCGCCGCCGTCAGCTCCGTGATCTGCACGGGGCACTGATGCGGCTGCGGCCCTTCCAGGCAGCTGCGGCAGACCGCGGTGCCCGGCATGGCGGCGTGGGCCGCGCACAGCCATCCGGCCTTCACGTGCTCGTGCACGCACGCCGACGCGAACCGCCCGGCGGCCTCCTGGCCGCACGGCCCCGCCAGCAGGTGCCTGGCCTCGCACCGCCGCGTCACGCGGCCGTCTCCCCGGTCACCAGCGGGCATACATGCGGCCGCGGTCCTTCCAGGCACTGCCTGCACAGCACGCGCCGGCTGGCGGCGTGGGCCGCGCACAGCCACCCGCCCTCCACGTGCTCGTGCACGCATCCGCCTTCCAGCCACCCGGCGGCCTCCTGCGGGCACAGCCCGGTGCCCCGGTCCCTGGCCTCGCACAGCCGGGTCACGCCGGGCACCCCCGGTCGCACCACCAGTTCAGGTAGATGTCCAGCTCGGCCATCGTCACCCGCGCCCGGTCCGCGATCTCCTCGTCCGCGTACCCGGCGTGCCAGCACCGGCGGATGATCTCCCGCTGCTGACCCGTCACGCCGTCAGCCCCCAGACCACGAGGACGACGGTGATCATCGCCACTGCCAGGATCGGGATCATCCACGAGTCCAGCCAGCAGCAGAACCGGTAGCCCCGGTCACCCGCCGGTGTCTCCTCCGTCGTCATCCAGATCCCCCAGCGGTCGTCGCCGGTCACGCGGCCGTCTCCCCGGTCATCCGGCCTCCTCGTCCTCGTACCTGTGGCCGGGCGCGAGCCGCGGGCAGTCCGGCCTGTGGGTGACGGAGTACGCCTCGCCGTACTCGTCCGCAGCGGGAGCCTTGGCCCCGCAGCGCGGGCAGTCGGCGTGCTCGTACCGCTCATGGTCGGCGAGGTCCCGGCCGTGGCTGTAGTAGCCGCAGCGGGCAGCGCATTCCGTCTCGGTCATGCCGTCAGCTCCCTGATCACCTCGGGCAGCACCACCGGGATCCGCGGGTCGTCCGGCTCGATGCCCAGCCTGCCGAGCGCGCCGACCAGGACACGGTGCAGTGTTGCCGCCTCCTGCTTCAAAAGGTCCACCACCTGCTCCTGCACCCCGGCGCGGATCGCCGACTCGCACGCCGAGTGCAGCATCCGCTCCCGCGACTCCCGCAGGACCAGCCACTGGGACAGCCGCGCGCCGCGGGTGGTCCGCCGGGCCGGGGTGTCTCCCTCCTCCTCCGTCTCGCTGATCACCCCGAACACCAGGTCCTCCTCCGCCACGGCGGCGACCACCGCGTCGAGGCGGGCCACCTCCCCGGCCAGCACCCGGACCCGCCACATCAGCGCCTGCAAAGGCGTGATGTCCATCGGCTCGCCCGCGAGGGGGTTCGCGCGCTGCTCGACGGCCGCGAGGTGCTCCGGCGACGTCTCCGGTCGCAGCCCGAGATGCTGACGGCAGCGGGGGAAGCCGAGGACCGCCGGGCCGTGGCATTCCCCGCGTCCCCGCGACCGGCTGCTGGTGCACTCCCGCCGGCCGTGCTGCCCGCACCAGCGGCCCTCGTTCTGCGGGGTTGCGTGCGGGGCCCGGGTCGCTTGCGGGGGGAGCTGCCGGCGGGTCAGCCCGAACTCTTTCCGGAGCCGTTCGATGGCGGAGGCGGCCTGCGCCTGGACGGCGAGGGCGGGGTTGGGTGCCGGGGTGCCGTCGCGGTCTACGAGGATGTCGGTCTGCGCGAGGAGCGCGGCGGCCCGGTTGTGCCGCTGTGTTGCTGTTACCAGTTCCAGCAGGCGGGAGCCGTTGACGTGGACGGCGGTGCCGGCGGCCATGATCTCGCGGAGGTAGTCCGCCCAGATGGCGCGGCCCTCGGCGTTGAGGTAGCCGGGGGGCTGCAGCGGGTGCTCCGTCACGGGCTCTCCAGGTCGTAGCCGTGCTCCGCCTCGCCGGCCAGCGCGTCCAGCTCGGCCTCGCGCAGCACCCGGCCGGTCCTGGTGCGGTATTCCTCCTCCCCTGCGGGGGCCTGCCGGGGGCGGCCTGCCGTTCCGGGGGCGGGGGGCGCGTACGGCTCCAGCGGCGGCGGGACGGAGCCGACCCGGTCTTTCAGCCGGGCGGCGACCTGCCGGAGCGCGCCGGGTGCCACGCCGCCGAGCAGCTCGTCCAGCACGCAGGCGAGGACCCGGCCGGCGCCGGCGCCCGGCTCGCGGCGGGTGAGTTCCCACTGGCGGGTGCCGTCGTTGTGTTCCCACGACACGCTCACGGCCGGTCCCCGGGGACCGTGACGATGGACCAGCCTTCGTGCCGGCAGGCCCAGTCCACGCTCTGCGGCTGGTGCTGCAGCAGCCATTTGAAGGCGGCGTTGTGGTCGTCGGTCTCGTCTCCGCTGTCGAACACGGCTTTGACCTGGCCGTCGCGGCGGACTTCGGTGCTGGTCACTGTCTCTCCTCCCCGGGCCCGGCTGTCCGGGAGGCGGGCTGCAGCGGCGGGGGCAGGGGGATGCCGCGCCGGGTGCACTCGCCGGCCGTGACGGCGGGGCCGAAGTCGATCTCGTACTGGGTGGTTTCCATCAGCAGGGTGCCGTAACCGTCGCGGTACTCCCAGCGGAGCTTCCCGGTGTTCTGCGTCCATCCCGTGGTCATCTACTGCTCCCTCCCGGCCTGGGTTTCAAGGTGCCTGGCGTAGGCTTCGCGGAGCTTCACCGAGTAGTAGAGCTTCCCGGTGGTGGTGGTGTAGGAGTAGCCGTTCGCCTTCGCGAACTCGCGGATTGCCTTGCCCCACTCCAGCGACTCCCGGGAGATCTTCCCGCCCTTCGGCGTGCCGCTGTTCCTGCGCGGCTCGGGAGGGCTGTCCGGGGGGTGCCCGGCGTTCAGGTACGGCTGGAGCAGCTTGGCGAGCTGCTCGCCGTGCTCCTGGGACAGGTCCAGCTGCCGCCAGGTGCCGTCCAGCCCGACCGTGACGGTGACGGCGGCCTCCGTCTTGCGGCCTGACTCGGCGTAGTCCAGGTCGTCGTAGAGTTTGATTTCGACTTCACGCATTGCCTTCCTCTTCCTCCTCGGGTGCGGCGCCGGCGGCGGCGGTGATCTCCTCGTTCACCCGGCGGAACACCTCGTGCTGGAAGTCCCGCCGGGAGACGTCGTCGTCGGTGTGGATGACGACCCAGCCGGGCGGGTCGACGTACCGGCGTACGGAGTCGCGGTCGAAGGCGCCGCCGGGCGCCGTCAGGTACCAGCGTTTCTTCCCGCAGCCGTTGCACGTCTCGGTGATGAGGACGGTGCCGTCGACCTGCCTGCGGGGGACGAATCCCCTGGGCAGCCTGCGGCCGGGGCGGAGCTTGCGGCTGGGCCAGTCGTGTCCCCAGGCGCGGCAGGTGACGATGGTGTCGTCTACCGCGGTGAGCTTTTTGGCGGTGCCGTTGTCGTCGTAGGTCATGTGGAGCGGTCCCCTGGGTGTGTGTCAGGCATTGTCTCTGTTCCTGTGCTGCCTTGCGTTCGGGCAGCTCGAAAAATGCGACCTGCCCCGGTGCTCTCCCGGGCGCAGCTCGTCCCCTTTCTTCAGGTACCGGTAGTGCAGCGCGCCCGTGTTCGGGTGGACCTGCCTGACGGCGGACGCCAGGTGACAGGTGGGGCAGAGCACCCCGGCCCCTGCCGTGGGGGGGACTACGTGCGGCGCGGAGCGCAGCTCCGCGGCTCGCAGGTAGCAGCCGCACTCCAGCGTCACCCCGCCTTCGTCCCGCCAGACCGCCAGGTTGCCTTTGGGGTCGTCTGCGCTGTCGTGGTCTACCGGGTTGCTCTTCGGCCGGTCACCTGTCCAGCCGTCCTTGTTCGCCGCACCCGGGTCCCTGGTGGCCCAGTCGATCTCGGCGTGGCAGGACCGGCACATCTCAGTCACGGGGCGGCTCCCGGACCATCGACGGCTCATCGAAGATGAAGGCGATGGTGCGGGTGAAGCCGGTGCCGACCTGGATATGGCCGATGGCGTTGTCCACCTCGTACCGGCGCCGGGTGCCGTCGGCCAGCTCGATGTCGATGAGGGCCCGCTTCACCACCGGGGAGGGTAGCTCCGGCTGTGCGTCAGTCACCTCGTTCTCCTCTCTCTCGTACACAAATGTAACCTACTCCCGGGCGAGGGCGAGGAACTCCTGCCGGACGGGGGCTTCCAGGAAGCAGCCGGTGAGGTGGGAGGTGATCATGTGCGCGGAGGCGGAGCGGGGGCCGCGCAGGGTGAGGCAGGTGTGCGCCGCGTCGATCACGCAGCCGGCGCCCTGGATGGCGAGGTTGCCTTCGAGCGCTTCGAGGATCTGCTGGCCGAGGCGTTCCTGCATCTGCGGCCGGCCGGCGAAGCCCTCGACGAGGCGGGCGAGCTTGGACACGCCGGCGACTCTCGCTCCCGGCTGCGGCAGGTACCCCACCGTCGCGGTGCCGGTGAAGGGGAGGATGTGGTGCTCGCAGTTATGTGACAGGTGGCCGCCGACCAGGAATGTCGGATACGGCGAGCAGGTGAACGAGTAGACGGTGAATGGCCTGCCGCCCGTGGCGGCACGGTTCAGGACGGACAGCACGCGGGTCCACTTGCTTTCCACCAGGTCCGTGCGATGTGATTCGGGAACGAAGCCGTGCTTCCGGACCCACGAGTCGGCGACTCCGAGCCGGGTGGTGCCGGACGGGTGCCGGGCAAACGACCGGCTGTGCGTCACCTCGGCCAGTTCCCGGAGAAATGGCTCGTTACCGGACACGATGTACCGTGACCAGCGCCCGTTGTTGCCGGAGGGCCGGTAGCCGTCTCCGTCGATGTAGCCGTCGAGGAAGCCGAGGAAGGTCTCCAGGTCAGCTAGCACCACGCGGGGAAACCGCTGCCTCATGTGATGGGCGTCGCCGCCGAGATACTGCCTGAACAGGTCCGCGAGGTACGACGAGACGATGCGGACCCGGTAGCCGGGAGCATCCAGGCCGCTGTAGCCGCTGGGACGGCTGACCGGCTCGATCTCCGGCTCTACCCCGAATGACCGCGTGAATGCCGCCGCGAATCGCTTGGTGAAATCGAAATCATTGACTACGAAGCTGATTGCGCGGGCGGAGACCGAGCCGTCACTTGTCACCGCACCGACCGTGTAGCCGAAGTCGTAGCCGGTGGTCGGCTGATACCGGCGGCGGCGCAATTGCCGTGGCGCCGTCCACTCGACCATCTGGCCGGAAAGGTCCTTGGCCTCCAGCCATCCGCCGGGCGTGGCGAACGGGTGATCGGGAGTGCAGGTGAACGTCCCGGACTCAGTTGTCACCGTCACTAGTTCACGGGCCGGGCGGGACTGGATCGCGGAGACCGTGGTCTGGACGGCACGGCCGTCATGTAGCGTCCACAGCTTGTCTCCGGCCGTGACGGCGCTGGCGCGCTTCTGGCCGCCGACGGCGTCCACGAGCTGCTTACTGGGCAGGCACAGGCTCGTGAAGCGGATGTCCTTGAGGACGATGATCTGCGGGTGCCCGGACGGCGGGTCGAACTGGCGGGCGAGGACGGCGGCGGCGTCGAACGGGTCGCGGAGGTGCCGGGTGAGTTCGGCGAGCGCGGCGCAGAACCGGTGCGGGGTGCGGGCGGTGTCCTGCCCGGTGATGTCGATGCCGAGGCGGGACAGCAGCAGCGCGGCGGCCGGCTCGGCCCGCGGCAGGTCAGGTCCGTCTGTCACGGGGCTCCCCGGTGGCGTCGTAGACGAGGACGTGCTGGCGGAGGGTGAGGTTGAGCCGGTAGTGCAGGACGGACGGGGCGATGTCCCGGGCGGTGTCCAGGATCCCGGCGGCGGCGGTGCCGGCCGGCATGATCCACACCCGCGCCGGCGGCAGGCCGTACCGCGGCATCCACACCCCGGCGACCTCGTCCACGTCGGCGCAGCTCGTGCACACGAATTTGAATACCGCCCGCCGGTCGCCGGCGAACCACTCCAGCGCGGCCGGGTTCGCGGCGGTGAGGTGGCCGGTGCCGGAGGAGGACAGCTTGGGGGAGACGTTCCACCGGCGGATGAGCGGCGTCCACCAGCCGGCGGGTGCCTGCGTGCCGTTCGTCTCGACCTCGACGGCGGCGCCGGCGTGGTGCAGGCGGCCGGCCAGCTCGCCGAAGCCGGGCTGCCGCTGGTGCAGCAGCGGCTCGCCGCCGGTGATGATGACGAGGTGCGGGAAGCAGGCCAGCGCCCGCCGGGCGATCTCCGCCGTCTCCGTCCGGTTTGCCTGCCGGCGGAGGTCGTACCGGCTGGCGTCCCAGGTCTGCGCCTCGTCGCAGGCCGACACGGTGCCGTCCGGCTTCTGCCACCGGCAGGCGAGGTTGCAGCCCATCAGCCGGACGACCGACGCGAACTGGCCGGCGGACGGCCCCTCGCCCTGCCAGACGGGGCCGTAGACCTCGTTGACGACGAGGGTGTTCCCGGCCTGGCGGGAGCCGTCTTTCTCATATTTCACCGTGCCTGGCACAGCCATTTCCCCTCACTCTCCGTAACCGGCCCGCGCCGGGGCCGGGGCGCGTTCTGCCGGGACGGGGGCCGTCCCGGGTACGGTGACACCCGCGCCGGCCCGGCGGACGTTTCCGCAGGTGGGAGCGTTGCCGTCCGGGCTCCGCGGCGGGCCGCCGTCACCGGTACCAGACCGCCGAGGTGGCCTCGGTCTCCTTAACCTCGACCGAGTGCACGAGGCTGCCGAAGAAGCCGGCGGCGACGTCGCAGAGGTGGCGGGCGAGCAGCTCGGCGGTCGGGTTGAAGTTCAGCGCCGGCTCGGCCGCCGGCTTGCCGGCGGCGTCGAACAGCGGCTGGCAGCCGAGGTGCCGGTGGTCGAGGTGCTCGTCTACGTACCGTTTGAACGGGGCGAGGTCCGCGTAGTCCAGGACGAAGCCGGGGCCGTTCACCCCGGCGGCGGCCAGGGTCAGCGTCACGGCGTAGGTGTGGCCGTGCAGCCGGGAGCACTTGTGCGCGGACGGCAGCCCGGCAAGCTGGTGGCTGGCGTCGAACCGGAACGTCTTGGAGATCGTCCAGCCGCTCTCGTCGCTCATCCCGTGCCCCGCATTTCCCTCGCCCTTTTGATGTACATCGGCACCATCGACGGCCGGAAGTCGGCCGGGTGCAGCCGTTTGTAGTAGTCGCCGCGGACCGGCGTCTGCTCGTACCGGCCTGACTCGTCTATCCCGTTGCCGTCGAACGCGACCCGCCGGCACCAGCAGCCGCCGCATTTGCCGCAGAAGCGGGGGCCGGGGCCGTAGCAGGACCAGGTGAGGTCCGTCAGGTCGCGCACCGCGCGTTCCCTGCCCGCGGCGCCGCCGCCGCCGAACTCGTCCAGGTACCGGCGGACGAGCTGCGTCTTGGTGAGGTGGCCGGCGGGAGTGTGGATCCTCACCCTCGGGAGGTCGGCGGCGGCCTGGAAGCGGCCGCCGCGGGAGGACGCCAGCAGCCGTTCGGTCCGGCGGAAGAACGAGGGGTTCTTGTCCGGCCCCCACTCGGCGATCCGGCCGAGGACGACGTCGGGGGAGAACTGGGCGCAGGCGAGGATCAGCCGGAGGTTGCGGTACGGGATCCACCCGGTCGGCAGTTCCGGCATCGGCGGGCCGCCGGGGACGGCGGTGAACCCGCCGCCGTAGGCGGCCTCCGTCAGCCGTATCCGCTGCTGCTCCTCGCCGGCGGCGGCGTTGCCCACGTCGAGGTACACGGCGCGGGGCTGGCCGAGCAGCCGCCAGAGGATGAACGAGTCCGGCCCGCCGGAGTAGGCCATGCACGCGCCGGGGGGCAGCCCTGCCCGCTCCGGCGGCCCGTAGGTACCGGGAGGGTGGGTCAGCTCGTCCTGCGCGTAGTGCGCTGCCCACGCCCCGCCGAGGACCGGCACCGGGCGGAGCGCGTCCACCGTCCGCCGGTCGTGGTGCAGGACCGCGCCCCAGCGGGGCAGCCTGAGCCCGGGGGCGCGCTGCATGGCCACCCCGATGTCGGGCAGCAGCGCCGCGGCTGCGGTGAGCGGGCTGCCGGTGTCCTGGAGGGTGCACCGGAAGTGGTCACGCGGTTTCACTGGCGTCCTTTCCCGACAGCCATGCGACGGCGCGCATGGCCTGCTGGTGGTGGCGGAACACGTCGTCGGCGAACCAGGTGACCGTCCCCCGGTCTGCGGCAGGCTGGCCGGGCGGCGGGGCGACGTCGTGCCGGCGGCGGAGGTACGCCTCGAACCGCTTCCACGCGACGGCGGCGACGAACAGGCTTTCGTGCTTCTCCCGCCAGAACTCCTCCTCCGGGCGCTTGTAGCCGAACCTGGTGCCCCGGTTGCCGTAGTCGGCCCGGCTCATCCGCTGCGGGTCGGCGCCGTGCTGCCGGAGCAGGACGGGCTGCCTCACCGCTTCCGCGACGGGCAGGGAGCGGATCTGGCGGCCGTCGAACACCTGCAGCTGCCCGAACCGCGCGCCCTGCATCCACGAGGACGAGTCGACGGAGTAGAAGGGGATGGACAGCAGGTCCTCGTTACCGGACCGGCCGAAGCCGTGCAGGACCGCGCCGTGCTCCCGGGCGATCAGCGCGCATTTCGCGGTGAACGCGAGCAGCGCCTTGCGGCCGTGCAGCGACGCGGTGCCGCCGACCGCGACGTACCTGTGGTCGCGGCACAGCGCCTCCAGCTCCGCGAGCGGGGACGTGCCGTGGTAGACGGGGATGACGGGCAGGCCGCGCTCCTCGAACCACAGCTGGTTCCTGGCGGTGTCGCGGGGATTCCCGATCACGTCGAGGTTGGCCATCACGGTCAGGTGCCGCCCCCAGTCTTTCAGCCAGGCGGCGTAGTCTTCCCGCCGGATGGTTTCCCCTCCGCCGCGCAGGGTGTGCGCGGAGTACGCGCCGGAGTCGGCGAACAGCCGGACCGGGCACGGCGAGCCGGCGAACTTGCCGAGGTCCCGCTTCTTCCAGTACCAGTAGGAGACCAGGACCCGCCACACGCCGTCAGGCTGAGCGGGCATCGAAGGTCTCCTGTCTCCGCCTGTGCACGGCGGACAGCTCCCGCGGCACCCGCGCGCCGTAGGTGTTCTCCAGCCTCCGGCACGGCCGGCGCGGCTCCGCGCCGCACACCGGGCACGCGGCCGGGAGCGTCCTTGCCGCGCTCACTGCTCCTCCGCGGCACCGAGGAGGTGCAGGAACCGGCCGGCGTCGGTCGTGTCGGCGGCGTCGTCGGTGATCTCGTAGAACCGGTCCCGCCTGTCCGGCGGCACCTTGAATTTCAGCACCGGCCACAGGTCGTCCTCGGACGGGCCGCCGCCGCCGCCGAGCTTCCCGAGGTCCGGCGGGTTCAGCATCTGCCGCAGGTCGTCCAGGTCGTCGCCGTCGTAGCCGGTGCCGGCCAGGCCCTTCGGCGTGCCGGCCACCGAGGTGAGGAGTTCCACCAGCTTCGCCTCGTCGAAGGTGGCCAGGTGGGTGGTCCGGTTGTCGACCATCAGGATGCGGCTGGCCTCGTCGTCGTCGCAGTCCAGCCAGAAGCCGGGGACGGACGGCGCGCCCTTGAGCTGCGCGGTGCGGTACCGGTGGTTGCCGGCGAGGATGCGGCCGGTGGACCGCTGGGCGATCACGGCGCCGTAGAAGCCGTGCTCGTCCAGCGACTCGGCGATGGCGCCGATGTCCCCCTGGTTCGGGTTGTCGGGATGTTCCGTGAGGTCGCTGAGCGGGATGGCCTCGTCGTAGGTCTGCGCGGCGAGGCGGAACGCGTTCTCGGTCATGGGTCCTGCTCCCTCTGCCCGGGGGGCCGGTAGTGCTCGTCCTCTTCAGTGTCGTGCGCGGCGTGCAGTTCCATGATGGCCTGCGCGGTGTCGTCCTCGCCCGCCGCGCGGTACAGCGCGCACACGGCGTCGGCCTCGGCGCACTGCATGGTGAAGTCGTAGTAGGCGAACAGGTCGCGGAAGGTGCTCCGCCAGGTGACGAGGAACAGCACGGCGGCGTCGTTCAGGCCGTCGCCGCGGCGGGGGCCGGGCGGGGTCACGCGGTCGCCCTGCCGGACGGCCGGCGGGACGCCAGCCAGGCGTCGATCCTGTCTTCCCGCCACACCGGGGTCTGCACGACCAGCGGCTGCCCGTCGCCCTTGATGAACGTGCGGCGGACCCGCCGGGTGGCGGGCGGCATGTCGAACGGCATGGGTTTCCGGTTCCTGCGGTTCCGGCGGGCGGCGGCGTTGTAGCTGCGGACCGAGGATTCCTTGACGTGCGCCTTGACGGCGATGTCCTCCATGAACAGCAGCCGGACGCCGTCGTCGTCGTAAATCAGCGTGTGCACGATCTCCGCCATGCTCCACCGCTCCCTTCGTTCTGTCCCGGTACGGGTCAGGGCGACCCCTGCCGGGGCCGCCCTGACGTTCTGCTGGCTGGCTAGGCGAGCCTGGCGGCGGCGGCCAGCACGCCGGCGGCCCTGCCCTCCAGGTCGTAGGCGGCGTCCGCGCCGAGGTCGCGGGCGACGGCGGTGACGGCCTGCATGATGCCGCCGGCGGTGAGCTGGCCGCCCTTGATGAACGCGGCGAACACGTCCTCCTCCAGCGCGAGCGGCACCCCGGCGGCGCGGACGGCCTGCTTCACCGTCTCCTCCGGCCGGGTGACCTTCGCCCCGGCCTGCTCCTCCATCGCGCGGAGCTGCCGTGTGACGTAGTCCGCGTCGAGGAAGGTGGCGACGGCGTCGCGGGTCTTGGCGGTCACCAGCGCGAGTTCCTTCTCCAGCGTGTCGGCGGAGTAGCGGACGATCCCTTCCTCGTGCCTGGTGCCGAGGTGCACGGCGCGCATCGCGTCCCTGGTCAGCGTCATGCCGTTGCCGCACACCTGCACCGTCAGGCGGGGGGTGAGGGTGGCGGCGCCGCGGCCGGTCTCGGAGTTGGAGATGACGAAGCCGGCGAACACGACGGGGTTGTCATCGGCGGCCGCGCCGGTGTAGGGGGACCGGTAGCCCTTCAGGAGTTCCGGGGCGAGCGCGGCCACCTCCGGTGACCTCACCTGCACGTACATCCGCTGCTCGGTGATGTCGCAGCGGCCGATCTCCACGGCTGCGCCCGCGTCGCGGATCCCGTTCAGCGCGGAGACGAGGACGTCGAGGTGGTCGATCGGCTTGTACCGGTCGGAGAGGAACGCGCGGGCGACGCCGCCGCCGGTGTCGTCTCCCCGGAACAGGCGGGTCATGAAGCTGCGGGGGTCGCCGGGGACGGTCCCGTCGCTGCTGCCGTGCAGGAAGTGGTTGACGGTCTGGTCGAGGAGTTCGGTCCGGCCCTCCTCCCGGAGCTTCCGCATGAACTGGCGGGGCACGCCGAGCGTCTCCCCCGCGCCCTCGTCGAACACGCCGGTCGGGGCGTACCAGCCGCCGGCGCTGGTCACGCCGTCGCCGGACATGACCACCTGGTCGGTGTCCACGCGCAGCATGCCGCCGTCGTAGCTGATCCTGGCGGCCGGGGCGATCAGGTCGACCCGGCGGGTCCGCTGCGTGGTGAGCAGTTCCCGGAGGCCCTCCAGGCCGGTACGGCTGATGGTGGTGATGTTCTCGCTCATGTGCTCCGCCTCTCCCGCGGCTGCGGGCTGCGGGGAGGACCGTCCCCTCCGCCTGCCCAACACACACAAGTGTATAGTACGGGGCTCTGCGGGCTCAAACCGGCGCCGGCGCTAGAACAGCGTTCCCTGCGCGGCCGGCGGAAGCCCGCGCGGCCTGCCGCCGTAGAGCAGCACCCCGTTCTCGTCTACCACGTCCGGCTCGCCGGCCTCGCACCCGCCGGGGCCGCACATGTAAACGGATCCCGTCAGCGGTCCCGGTTTCACCGGGTGGTAGAACCACGCCACGGTGAAGCCGGTCAGCGCGGCCAGCCTGGCCAGCTGTTCCGGTGAGGGCACGGCCAGGCCGAGTTCCCACATGTCCACGTCGGGCTCGGCGGCGCCGCACATGAGGTCTACCTCCGGGCCCTCCAGCCCGCGCAGGTCGAGGGCCATCGTGATGCGGGCCGGGACTATCTTCCCGGTGGCGATGAGCCGTTCGTTCTTCTGCCGGGCAAGCGCCGCCAGGTAACCTTCCCGCCGGGCTGCGGCCTGCCCGGCTGCGAGCGCCCTGGCACCGGGCTGTGCCTGCTGTACGCGCCGGTGCAGCGCCGCCTCATCCGCCGGCGGCGGCTCCGGCTCACGCCGCCGGAACGGCGTCACATTGTCACTCATTCACTGCCCGCCGCCTTCCTCGTTCCTGTCTTTCGCGCCGCAGTGCGGGCAGGTCCGCCGGTCCGGCGGGACCGCCCGCCGGCAGCGCCGGCACACCGGGTACTTACCCGGGCCGAGGGCGCCGGCCAGCGCGGCGACGGCCTCGCCGACGAGGGCGGCTGCGTGCGCGCGGGCGGCCTCGGCGCCGATCACGCGGTCCCGCTCCGTGAGGGCCTGCCGGCGGCGCTCCAGCCGCCGCCGCTGCAGCCAGCGGCGCTCCAGCCATCGTGCCCGGTCGTTCATGCCGGGCTCCCGGGCTCCAGGCCGCGTGCCCGCCGCCGCTGTGCCTTCGTGGCGGCCTCGGCGGCTTGCAGGGCCTCCGACCGCAGGCCGGCGTCCAGGCTGCCGGGACGCCCCGGGGCGGCGAACGGGGGCTTGCACGCGTGCACCAGCTCCCGCGGCGCGGAGTCCTCCCGGACCAGCAGGCGGGCCACCGCGAGGACGGTCCGGGTGAACTCCCAGCCGGCGGCGCGGCAGGCCAGCAGCGCGTCCCGGGTCTCGTCCCGGTCCCAGTCCCCGCGCATCGCGGCGGCGAGGGCCAGCAGCTCGCGGGGCGCTTCACGGACCCCGGTCACGCCAGCACCGCCTCCAGGCGGGGATCAAGCGCCTGTCCCGTATCGTGGCACGAGTTCGATTCCTTCAGCGGGCACTGCCGGCAGTCACCGTTCGGGTCCGGGTCGAACGGGTGATGCCCGCCGCCGTACGCCGGCCCGGCGGCGAGGATTGCGGCGAGCGGCGGCGGGGGGTCGAGCAGCAGTTCGGCGTACAGGTCCGGTTCGTCCTCCACCGCCGCAGCGACGTAGCGGGCGGGGCGGTGCACGGGTGTCCCGGATCTCCCGGCCCGGGCGAGCACTTTCGCGGCGACGGCGGAGGCCAGGTCCGGGGGGATCTCCCGCCCGGTCTTCGCGCGGACTGCGGCGGTGACGGCTGGAATCAGGTCATCGTCGCCGGCCGGCCGCGCGTTACGTACCTGCAGATGACTGACTACGGGACTACGGGTTGGGTTTGGTGAGTCGTCGCTAAACCCTGAGTTCTCTCTAGGGGGTCGAAATTCCACTGAGTGGTTTTCCGTCATTGTGGTCCCGACCTGGGAAGACCTGGTGTCCTCGCTGGTCACAGCCACAATGCCGTATCCCGGGAGTGTGGTCCTGGCCTGCGGTTTGTCCGGGGCTATCAGCACATCGCGGTTCAGCGTGGTGACCCACCGGACGGCGCGGCCCCGCTCGTCGCGCTCCTGCTCGCGCCTGAGGTAGCCCCGCTTGCGAAGGCCGGTGAACGCCTTCCCGACCTTGTACGCGGTCCACCCGGTCTCGCGGACTACCGCGCCTTCGTGGAACTCCCAGCCGGGAGGCTTGGCGGCGGCGTACATCAAAACCTGCATCTCATCGCCGGTGAGGGTGTAGTCCTCCAGCACCGACTTGCGGATGCGCTCGAAGGTGCCCTCCGGCGACCGGTACGGCTCGTCCATCACGGGGGTCTGCGGACATGTGGATACCGGGGCTGATACAGTACTCAACGAAAGAACTCCTTCGCAGGGTAGTTCGGGGCCGGTCACCTAGGGCAAAGGTGGCCGGCCTAAATTTTCCCCCCCGTGTGGTGAAACCCTACCCCCGCGGGCGGACACGGCACAGGCATAACGCCCAGTAATTACAGGGGCTGTAGTGGGTAATCACACCCCGTGTCAACAACTTCCCGTTATCTTCCCCCGCCCGGCCGCCGGGCCTGGTAGTGTCCTCGGCGTTGACTCCCGGTAGAGAGCTTCAACGCCGGCTCACCTCACACGCGAGCCTTTAAGGCCGGCCGCCGCGCAGGGTGGCCGGCCTTTTTTTGCCCCGCCGGGGTGCGCCTGCCGGAGTGGCGGAGAGCGCCTGTAAGCCCCCCGCACGTCCCGGGGGGTAACCGGGACACCTGAGCCGACCGTGAGGCGCTCAGCCGCGGAAACCGGTTCCCGCCGCGGGAACGGTCCCTGGGAAAACGTTTTAAATCCCCAGGTCAGATCAGCCGCCAGCAGTACACAAGTGTGTTCCGGTCGGGTACAGTGGGGGGTGAGAGAGGGAGCCGCCAGATGAGCACGAGGGGGAACTGAGATGGCACGCAGCACCGTCACCGCCGTGGTCTGCACCGTGTGCGTCCTGCTAATCGCCGGGTACGCGGTGCTGATCGCCGCCGCCACCAGATGAGCACCGGGCAGACCGCCCGCCCGCGCAGGGACACCGAGGAGCTGGTGTCCGGCATCCGCCGCCAGGTCCGCGCGCTGGAGACCCGCGCAGCGGAGGAGGACCCGTGGGCGATGGCCGAGATGATGAACCTCGCCCGCGAGCTGGAAGACGCGGCGCTCCGCACCGCGCGCAGGCTCCGCGACGCCGGCTACACGTGGACCGACATCGGGTTCGCCCTCGGCGTCAGCGGCACCACCGCGTGCAAGCGGTACGCGCACCGGATCAACTGAGAGAGGGAGCAGCAATGAGCGAGACCCAGACCGTCAGCACCGACCTGGCGATCGAGGCGTTCCGCGCCGTCGCCCGCACCCGGCGGCTGCTGGACCGGAAGGAAGCGGAGCTGGCCCGCCGGCTGGACGGCCGGATCGACATGGCCCGCTACTACGCCGAGACCGAGAAGATCCGCGGCAGGTACGAGGGGGGCGAGTGACATGACGAACCGCAGGCAGCCGTCGCTCGTACACCCCGGCAACCCGTTCTGGATGCTCGGCGCCGCAGCGCTCTTGTTCTGGCCGGCGATCGAGTGGGGCACCGGCACCGCAGGGATCTGGGCGACCGGGGCGTGGTGGGTGTTCCTGCTCGCCGCCGGGTTCGCCCTGCACGCCGTGAAGCCCCGCCGCCGCGGGTAGCCCCCGCGTGAACCTCGAACGCCCCCCGCCGGCTACCCGGCGGGGGGCGTTCTTGAGAGAGGGGAACCCGGGCGAGAACTCCGGGCGACCCACCCCGAGGGTACCAAAGGGGCGTCCGGGGCGGCCGGGGCGGGGGCGGGCCGGCATCCCGGCCCGCACAGTACACAAGTGAGTGCTGCCGGACGGTAGGGTCAGGGGGAGGAGAGAGGGGAACGAGATGCCGTGGTCCACGCAGCACGCGCGCAGGGTGATGGAGCAGCAGGTTCACGAGACGCGGGACGGGGCAGGCGTGTACGCCGACCTCCGGGTGACCGTGTACGACAGCGGGATGATCGTGATCGGCACGCCGCCGGCGGCCACGCCGGCCGGCCGGCGGTACGGCGACGAGCCGGGGAACGCCGGGCGCCACGACGAGACGCATGTCGTGCAGGATCTCACCGCCTGCCTGCTGGAGCTGTACCGGCAGGCTGACGCGCACTCGCGCCGGCGGCAGTCACCGTAGGCGCGGCGGCCCGGGCCCCGTCCCCCGTTCGCGCGGGGGGCGGGGCCTCCCGCCTGCCCGGGTGGGCAGCCCGGCCGGGCAGGAGTACACAAGTGTAGGCAGGGGACGGTAGGGTGGGGGGTGAGAGAGAAGGGGGACCTCACCATGAGGACCACGACCCGTACGGCACGCAGCACCATTACCGGCAAAATCGCGGCGCTGGCACTCGCGGGGACGGCAGCAGCCGGCCTCGCCGCGTGCACCACCGCCGCGGGCACCCCGCACCCGGCGGCATCCAGCCCGGCGGCCTCCAGCCCGGCGGCGCCGGCCGCCACGCACGCCGCCCCGGCCGTCCCGCCGATGACGGTCGCCCAGCAGCAGGCGGTAGACAGCGCCCGGTCCTACCTGGACATGGGCTCCGGGTTCAGCGCCCGCGGCCTGCTGAACCAGCTCACCTCCAGCGCCGGCGAGGGCTTCAC